CTATTTAATACTAAATTACCCTGAACATTAACATTGTCATTTAATACAATACTATTATCACTAAGACTTACTGTAATTGCATAAGCATCAATATTATCATTATATAAATCAAAGTTTCCATCACTGTCTTGTCCTATAAACCACTCTCTAGTACCTTGATTTTTAAAGTTTATATAATTCCACTTATTATCTGTACTTGTTTGGTTAAGTGTTAAAATATCATCCGAACCTGTGTTTATTGTAACTTTTGCGCCAAATATTCCTTGACCACCTATGTCTGCATTACCACTAGAATTTATTGTCCCAATATTTACTAAGTTTCTATTTATATCTATAAATTGAGTAGCGCCACCATCACCTAAATATAAACCATTGTTTGACGCAGTTGCTGATGTTGAAGAAAATTGAAACACGTTTCTATTTGACCAACTATTATTGTTTTCAGGAAAACCATAAGCAGTAAAGCCACCTTCAGAGGCAAACACTATATTTTCATTTACATAATTATGATTATCTTCAATAACAGATTTTGTATCTCCAGCTACAATTGCAACTGTATCGTCAATACCTAAAGCTAAAGCTCCATTGTTTGATAACCTAGAAAGTATTGTTCTTTCTGATCCTTCTTTATCAACTTTTAATAAAGGAACTTCATTTGTGTATTCAGCATTAGAACCTGTTGATGGTTCATAGTCAAACACTATATAACCGTTTGCTGATGTAAACGTAAGTTTATTATTTATTGTTGTAGCGCCTAGTGTTAAAGAACCACTAATAGTTGGGCTTTCTAACACTAAACTTGTATTTGCACCACCTAATGTTAAAGTTCTTGTTGAACTAGAATCAGCAAATATAGCCATATTCTGTTCAAATCTAATATCAACAGTATTTGTTCCATCACCAATAAAAACATCGTCACTGCCGTTACCAATAATAATATCACCAACAGCATTACTTAAAACTAAATCACCACTACTATCAATATCTATAGCACCGGCGTTAGCTCCAGCGTCAGTTGTAAACTGTATTTTATTTCCTTTTTTTAATATTATATCACTTAAAAACGGTATTGCCATATTTTATATTTTAAATTCTTCCTGATATTCTTTTTTTACCAGCATTAAAATCTGCTGATGGTCTTACTGTTACTTTTGCAAAATTCATTGGCCACATTTGTAATCCATTAGCCGGTGCTTTTGACATAGCTACGTGTATATCTTCTGCTTCAAAGCCTTCATGAACTAAATCATGGTCGTTAAAATGATAACCAAATCTTAAATAGTAACTTGTGTATTGAGGCTGTACTGTTAATATTTTTGTTTCAAAAGCTCCAACTGCATCTGTAGTGTGTTGCACGTATTCTATAAAGCCATTATATAGTTTTCCTTGAGCTTGCGTACTATTTTTTAAATCTGCTGTTTCGTTTGAATCATTTAAATCTAGATTATCTTGATAAAAAAGATGATTATTAGAATTTACATCATATTCATTAGCGCCATATTTTGCGTTAAAAGCATATGCTGCTATTAGATGAGGTGGAGAAGATGAGTCAAGCCCTCTACTTGTTCCGTCCCACTCTGTTTCATTTATTTTAATTACAGATTTTATTTTAACAGTACAGTTTGCTGGTACTTGAATTATACCAAAAGAGTTAGGATTACCACTCCATGAAGTAGCGTATAGATCACGAGCGTAGCCTTTTAAATTTTTAAATCTTGTTATATTGTAATATATAAATACTTTTTCACTTTCTTTAAATCCTTGTTCACTAAAACAACAAACAGCTTTCCAACCAGTACCGCCTCTATATAAAGCTTGATGACCACTTGCGTGATTTAAAACAACATTAGCGTATTTTCTACCTACACCAGTACCATATATACTAGAACTTGCATCCCAAGAATTAGGATATATTTTAGAATCATATACATGGAAATTACTATGACTATCAGCTATATACGTTGCTTGACTAAATTTATCGGCAAAAAATCTTTTATAATGAGGACTTACGGTGCTTCCTCCAAAATAAAAAGCATACCCACGTTGATTTTCACTTCTTAAATAAGCAACCAATGTTTGGTCGTTTTGTCTGCCAAGATTATGAAATAAATAACCATAGTCTTCAGAGCTATAAGCTTGCATGTAAGAAATTTCATTAGCATATTCATATGCGGCTTCAAAAGACATGTTAGAATAATTACAATGTGCTGTTATATGGCCATGTGATTTTATAAAGTATTGTGAACTCCAATGCCAAATACCTCTACCTGCACCAACTACTATATGATTTCTATTAATCATGCCATAAGGGTGTCTTACAGTTATACCAATATAACTTTCACCATCTCTAGCATCATTGCTAGCATGGTTATATGCCGTAAAACTACATCCATCTATATAGTTTTCACCTGTTTGTGTAATACCGTTACTATTATGTATTGTTGTATTGTCTGCGGCACTACCTGTTGTAGATTTTCTGAAATAACCATTATAACCAGCTATATTTACACCTGATCTAAAGTTTGTATTATCATTAGTGTTATTACCTAAGCCTATAAACTCTACATATTTTATTTTAACTCTTCTTGTTGGTGCGTTATTCCAACTGTTGCTTGTCCAATATTTAACGTTAAAAAATACTCTTGCCGTATCTCTATCACCATCAGCTATATCATTACCACTACTATCACAAGCTTTAATAACAACATCTCTTTTCATTTTTACAACAGGATTACCTACCGCGCCGTTAAAAAGTATATCTCTATCAACAGTTATTGTTTTAGCACTAGAATCAACACTTGTTATTGTGTACACAGCTTTAAGTCTCCATTGCCCCTCATTAGCGGCCAGTGAAGTGCTTCCAAAACCGCTAGCGCTGTAATAATAATCATTAACAAGATTGCCACCAAGTTTATCAAAACTAGCGTGTATATAAACTGTGTCGCCAGTTGAAAAATCAGTTACATCATTAAGTGTAATAGTCCTAAGATTAGTAGCACCTACGTATTCTGTTGCTATAGCGCTTGCAATTCTTCTGCAGAATTTTCCATTTATGTGATATTTTTCGGTGCCGGTTTGATATACTTTTGCACCAATTAAGGAGGGATCGTTGTCTACAGAGCTACCAAAGGTTATGGTATTTTTGCTTATATCTGTGACACGTAGTACGTTTCTATTACTACCAGTACCAAATATTAAATAATAACCAACTCTAAATATTTCTGCATCCTCAGATATTGTTATTGTAGAACCACTAACAGACTGTATTGTTGCTTCAGGACCAACATATCTTCTAACATAAATTCTATCATTCGTGGTGTCTACGTCATGAACAAAAAAGCACTCGTCATTTACAAGTGAAAAATCTTCTTCTCTTTTGTAAAGTGATATTCTATCGTTAGCCGCAAAATTTGAAGCGTCTGCTACTGATATATATGTAGAGTCTGGTGCTTGATTACCATTAACAGTTGTTATTAAAGTTGGTTCGCTGCCATCTATCTGAACACCACACCATCTCCTGCTATTTATTTGTATACCATGTTGTGCGGCTTGATCGCCTGATATTTTTATTTCAGTACCACCAACCATACTGAGTAAAGAACCAGATGTGCTAGTACCCTCAACAAACTCTCCAGCAGTATTGTTCGAGTTGCTAGTATTATTTACGGTCATACGACCATGTAAATGCATTTTACCACCATTAGCAAAATGTAAATTACCGTCTATAGTAACATCCCCAGTTCTTGTTGATTGTATATTTGTATTTAAAGTAACTTTGTGGCCATGTGCAATAACTACTAAATCATCAGCGGCAGGAACTGATCCTCCTACCCATGTAGAGCCTGTAGCCCAGTTACCCGATGAATTACTCGTTATTGTTGCCATCTACTATTACTTCGTTATATTGTTCTTGATATTGAGATACATCTAACGCTATTTCAAATGATAGTGAGTCACTATTATCAACAATACTTGTATCATTGATAACAGCAACTATATCATCATCTTTTGTGAGCGTTAAAGTAGCATCTGATTTATCATATTCTACTTTAATTATCATTTAATTTTATTTACTATGAGTAGCTAGGTGTTTTAGCTGTAGATCCTTTTATTGAAGTAATCATAACCTCAACATCGTTATCTGGAACAGAGCTAAACGTAATTCTTATTGTTGATGTACTTGCATTACCAGCAAATGTTTTTCTTTCAACAACAGCATAAACAGTTTCTTTTGTGCTTGAGTCAAATAATTGAACTATAACATCTTCAGTACCTAAATTATGCTGTATTGCAGCTACTTGGTTACCACTTGCAAATGTACTGTTAGAAACATCTATAGTAGCATGAACAGACCTAGAAGCTAAACCATCTGGTGTTACAGCTCTACCTGTATCAGTACCTGTTTGAGTTTCAGCACTAGTCGCTAATTCAACAATACCTTTTGTACCTGTATCAGCATCTGGTTCATCACCAGTGTTACTACCACTAAGAGTTGTAATACCGTCTAGTAAGTTTATTTCTGTTGTTGAAGCTGTAACACCATCTAAAATATTTATTTCTGATGTTGTAGCTGTTACTCCGTCTAAAATATTAAGTTCAGATGTTGAAGCTGTTAAACCGTCAAGTTTATCAAACTCAGTAGTTGTAACACCAGTTGCTCTTAAATCTTTAGCATATGTTAAATCTGCGGTTGCACCAGCAAAGCCATCTAAAACGTTAAGTTCAGCTGGAGTAGCTGTTATTGTTCCACCTGGAGCTGCAGCTAATAAAGCAACGTGACCAGATAAATCTGCTAAAGTTACAGTTCTATCACCACTTAATGCAGCAGTTGTTAAGTTTAACTCATCATCAGCGCCTGAGCCAGAAGCTCCTTCAAACTGTAATGTGTTGTTTTCTATAACTTTTACAGTTTCGTTAGCTGTTGTAGTATCACCTGAAACAATAAGGTTTGTTACTTTTAATGTACCAGAGCTAGGTATATATTTAATACCTGGATCTGATAAACCTTGTTGAGCACCAGTAGCGTTAGCAACAAAAGTTACAAATTGTTCAGACGAACTATTTGAATCAGATATAGTTTGTAACGTATCTGTGTTTGTGTCTGTGTTAGCCCAAGGTACGTTAACTACAAGGTTGTCACTACTATCAACTTGTATTTTATATGTTCTATTAGCGGTACTTGACGAACTATTTGCAGCAACACTATTTGTGCCGTCCACATTTGCGTTTAAAGTATTACCACTTAGTGATAAACCAGTACCAGCAGCTCTTTGCGTATTAGTGTCTGTATCAGTCCAAGGTATGTTTACAACACCTCTACCATTGCTATCAACTTGTAAACCGTATGTTCTACCGTTTGTAGCTGATACCGATTCAGCCGCTACTGTTTGTGTTGTATCACTAAATAGTTTTATTGTACCAAGTGATGAAGCACTACCTGCGCTTGGTGCAGAACCGGTTATAGTTATTTTACTATCGTTGGTTCTAGCTACAGAAACTGTACCAGATCCTGCAAACTCAACATCGTCAGTTGTGTTTCCAGAGGTTCCTGATCCTGATAATCTTAATTTTACACCTGATGAAGAAACAACAGAAGTTGAGTATTGATTTAATGCGTCGTCGGTATCAGTTGATAACGTTTTAAAGCTTGTGCCATCGTGTACTTTTACTACATTAGCTCCGCTATCAAAGTATATCGCACCAGCTGCTGCAGTAGGAGCTGAGCTCGTAACATGCAGTTTTACATTTTGTAATTCCTGTCCCGTGAGGTCCAGGTCGTGTAGAAATTTAATTGCCATTTTCTTTTTTGTTTAGTTTTTGTTAGTTTGCGTATACTGTTCCAGAGTTTAATGCTGAAAAGAATACTTTTGAATTATTTTTATTTATATGTGAGTATGGTACAATTGCAACATCCCCTGTACTTAGTTTTACAGAAATTGTTGGAAATTTACCTAAATTATGAGGAATTGCTAACTCGTATTGTCCATTAACTAAAGACAAATCACTTGTTGCAAAAGCCTGCTCATACTCTTTGTCTTGTGCACCAGTGTATAATGTTACATTATAATAAACACCTGTCACAAAACCATACCCATCAGAATCATTATTACTGTTAAGATGAGTTAGACCTAAGTTGTAAAAATCAGTACTACCAACTTGTGATATACTATTCACCTTATAAACAGCAAATATGTTCTGATCTTGTATTTGACTTATTACTATTTCTTTTTTTAAAAAAGTGTTTAATACTGTTAAAGCACTTTTACTACTGTTATTTGGATAAGCACTAACACGTATAGAAACGTTTGATGTTGGAAAAGCACCAACAACAGTGTCGTTGTTATTATCTTTTATATTACCAGACGACAAATCACCATGAGAATATTTATATGGTATATTAGAGTGTACACCTAAAACATTTGTTTGTGATAAAAAAGCACCTACGTTTTCTAGTGAATAATTTCTTGTTCCACCACTAGAGTCAGTACCTATTAATTTATCGTTTTTGTCTGGTGTAGAGTCTTGAGCGTATTTATTTATCCTTGCCATTTTTTATTTTGTTGTATTTTTCGACTGATCGTCCGCCAAAATACGCACCTATCGTTGTCATTAGTACTAATTGAAGTAAATCTGTCCACTTTTCATCTACTTTAAAATCTATAGATCCACTGTCTATAAATATCATGAGCACGGTCGCCACTATTAAGAATACTAGTACGAGAGGACGAACTGAACGCGTTAACCAGTTTCCGTGCTCTAAATCTGCTTTCCACCTTTCGGTTACATTTTTTTGTATTGCTGCTTCAGCTTCTATCAATATTTCAGTCATTTCTTTTTCAAAAGCAGCTTTCTCGTCATTTGTTCTAATGAACTTATCAGCAACGCCGGCTAGTTTGTCTATAACTACACTTCCTGCGCCACCAAATATCTTTGATAATATTTTACTCATCGGTCTATGTCTTTTATCATATCATCTATAGCTTTATTATAAACTTTATCTGTATATGATTTATTGTTAAAAAATTTATTTCTTTCGGATGTTGGTAGATCCTCTTGTGACAATAGGATTCTATATATTCTACTTATTAACTGACTACATTTAAACGATGTTTTATATATCGTATACTTTATAGTAGTTCTGTTTCTATGCCTCCAAGCTTCTATCCAACCATCACGCCTAAGTCTTTCCCATCGATTTTTATCCCATGAGTATGTGTAAGTACCGTTTATAAAGTCGTTTCGTGTAAATCTACCTTTACAGTCTAAATATATTAATAACTCTAGGTCTGCGTCCTTTATATTATAAGTTTTACAGGCCCATTTACGAACGAGCCTGTAATACTTAAATATTTGTAAGTCCCGTATATCAGAAGCTTCTAGTCTCATTCTACTATAACAATATCGCCGTTTCTAATAACGTGATAAAGTTTTTCATCGTACTCAATAGAATTACCAGCATGTTTATCATACCATACTATATCTTCTTCCTTGACCGCTGTTATTAGGTCACCAACACTTACTACCCTACCTTTTAGGTACCTAATGTCAGTATTTTGCAACTCTGTCATCACAAAACCAGATGTTGACTTAGGTTTTTCTTTTATTTTTTCTATGATTATATAATGATTAACTGCTTGCATTTTCCACTCTTCTATTACTTATTATACAATCTGCAGACATTATCGTTTTTGCCACGCTCACTGCGTTTTTGAGCGCCGTTTTTGTAACCAAAACCGGATCAATAATACCGTTTTTAATCATATCAACTTCTTTACCAGTAACAACGTCAATACCATAACCATCTTTTTTTGGTAGTACAGCATCTATACCAGCATTGCTTAATATAGTTTTAAATGGAGCTATTATTGATTTTGTCAATATAAGTTCTCCATCACTATTTTCTTTAATGCTTGTTGCGGCATTTAGTAAAGCTATACCACCGCCTGGTACAATGCCTTCCTGCAAAGCGGCTTTAGTAGCATAAATAGCATCTTCAACTCTGTCTTTCTTTTCTTTTAACTCAACTTGTGAGTTCGCACCTACTCTAACAATACCTACATTACCAGATAATATAGCTAATCGTTCTTGTAGTTTCTTTTTCATAAAAGGATCTTTTTGTTTTTTAATAGCATCTTTTACTATTTTTATCCTTTCAGTATAGTCTTTATTTGACTTGTTAATAGTTAATACAGTGTTTTTATTATCAGTTACCGATTTAACAGCTTCGCCTAAAAAACTAGTATCTATAAGATCAAAGTCATCTCCAAGACTTTCATTTATTATTTTTGCACCTGTTACAATAGCTAGATCTTCAACAGTATCTTCTTTTGTAGGTCCAAAACCAGGTAAATCAATAATATTTACTTTTATATTACCTTTTACTTTGTTTGCTAATAGTGCTGATTTAGGTTGTTCTTCTAGACTACCTATAACTAATAGCGATCTTTTCTTTTTAATAACATGTTCTAGTATTGGTTGTATACTTCTTATACTTTGTATTGGTGTTAAAGCTATTAATATATATGGATTATCTAGCTCTGCAACTTCTCTAGCTTTATCTGTTATTAAATAGTTTGATGTTATTGGACATTTAAGTTGTACTCCGTCCACTACATCCGCATACGTTTTTTCTGTTTGCGACTCTTCCAGCAATACAACACTATCTTTACCGACTTTGCTATAAGCCTCTGAGATAATTTTACCAAGTATATCGTCATTATTACAAGAAATAGTACTAACATGTTCTAACATTTTACCAGATACATCAACTTTAATATCATCTAAATACTCTGTTATCTTATTTAAACATGTGTCTATACCTGCATTTATCTCTCTTACACTATCATTTCCTTGATATTGTTGCATTTCGTTTAATAGTGAGTAAGCAAGGACAGTAGCCGTAGTGGTACCGTCACCTGCTTCTTTCACTGTGTTTTTTGCAGCTTCTTTTATTAAAGTTGCGCCAATATTTTCAACCGGATCATATAAGACAACAGATTCAGCAACTGTTACTCCGTCTTTTGTAATCACCGGTTTTCCGAGGGCATCCTCGTATATTACGCACTTTCCTGAAGCTCCTAGTGTAGATTTTACAGCATCTGCTAGTTGTTCTACACCTTTCATGATCTTACTATTGGCTTTATTGCCAAAAGTCAAATCTTTTACAATTTGGCTTGGTTGATTAAATTCCATTAAATTAAATTTTAAATTAAACTATTACTTAAATGTTTTAACTACTTTAGGTCCTTTTAAGAAGTCTACTTTCTTAGCATAATGTTCTACGCTTCCGTCTATAGCTTTCTCAGCACCTTCTATAGTTTCACGTCTAGTAACGTCGTACCATGTATCGTCATTATCGATGCCTTGGTATTCGGTTTGATAGAAACCATTAGGTAATTGTGTTATCCTCCAGTTTGTTTTTTCTGCGAGGTGTTTCCAAAGGTTTACTGTTTCTTCGGATATTTGTGGTTGACTATGCCACGTATTAGTCTTGTAATAAAAATACGTCATAATTTTGGTATTTTAAGGTTTCAGAGGATAGGTTATTCATTACGTGTACCGTGTCCTCTGTTTCCACGGTTAGCACGTACACTTGTAAATTTCTTGGTTTTGTGATCGTAATCTTTGCCTTTTAACTTCATACCACGCTTCTTTGCTGCCCTGCGTAAACGCTGGTTTTCAGCACGCATCTTCTTACGTCTAGGACTGTTAGCAGCCTTAAGATCTCTCTTCTTTTTCGCTATACGAGCTTTTAAGCTTAGTTTTTGTTTAGGCATAATTAATTTCTTCTATGGTTTTATAATTACATAGTAAAATAAAAATTTACACTATGACACTTGCCTATTATTAATTATACTAATCCTAAAGATTATACTTAGTATAATCTTATAAGGGGGAAAGTGTGACAACTGCCTATTACTAGTATAGATTTACAGGCTACTGTCACTAAAAAATGCTTAGATATGATGAGGTTTAGCATTGCGCCCCTCCTCTACGCTTCGTGGTTAAATTGTAAAATGCATTGTTTTAACGCCACGGGCCCCCTTTTTCATGTTTTTTCTATAGATTTTTCACGTTTTACTATATATTATTTTTTTTTATTTAATTTAATATACAATATAGTTACGATGTGTAGTAGATAATAATAATATATGATAAATACTTATAATAATATAGAAGTTGTGAGAGTGTGCGGAATACTACTAATAGCAATTTACATACTAAACAAATAATATACTTTTATACAATATAAATACGAAGTCATATAGATAATAATAATGTAACTAATAATTAATTTAAAAACAATTTACTATGAGCAATTTAATTTCAAAAAGATTTGTACTAAGAAAATCACTAATCGGCAAAAATGTAACTATTGAATTCACTAACAAAAAAGGTGACAAGTATGTTTACTCACATGACAAAGCATTCAACATTATGAAGTCAACACTTACATCTTTACCTTGCTGGGAAAAGTATAAGTCTTATACTGCAACTAACAATATTCCTTTAGCACTTAGAGGCAAAGAGTTAGTTTAGTCAAAAATACCTCAGCCGAAGTGCAGAGTAAGCTGAGGTGGCTAAAGTCGTAACTGACTCGACTTATAAAAAATGTCAGTAATGCCATAATGGTTAATAGTGGTTCGATTCCACTCATGGCAACTAACACTTAAATTTAATAACTATGAAAAGAAAGTTTCAACACTTCGCAATAAATGCAGTATTATATTCACTTATGACATTAGCATTATCAGGAATAGTAATGATTATTATTCACTTAGCATTTAACAATCCAACTATAACATTTGGAGGATGGTAAGAGCAATAATAGATTTTATATTTGTAGTGTGTTTATTCGCACTACTTTACGTTTCACTATGGATATTCTGTCCATGCTAAAATAAGAAATATGAAGAAGGATTTATATAGATTCGCAAAAGCAAGAGCAAAAGCGAAACCAAGAAAATACAAGCAAATAAAATTAACAAAGAAAGCTTTTATGTTTGAAGAAGATGAATGGTATAGAAGATACAATTTAAATACGAACATAGCAAGATAATAATTATATAAAATAACAAATATGACTAATACTATAAAATTTCATGGCGCGCAAGCAAGTAATTTCTTTGTGCCACAAGCTATCACGTTAACTAAAAATGGCAAATCAGAGTTATTAACTCTCTCACCACACACAAAATACTATGATAGCGAAAACAAAATGTATTACTCAATGAAAAAATGGGTAAAAGTAAACGGTAGAATATACTCTTAAAACTAAAACTATGGCAGAATACTACGAAGATTTAACACTAGAAGAAATGTTTGAGCATTACGACCATACTCATATGATGGCAGATGACCACAGAGCATGGCAAAAAGGCAGACGCCAACGCGAAATATGGCAAGCAAAACTTGCAGAGCAAGGCGGATGGACTAAAGAATTAGTAGAAGTTTATAACAAATATGCACCTGGTGGTGATGATGACGGCTTCAAACTTGACTGGAATTTAGTAAAAATGGCGGGATAGAGCAGGTGGTAGCTCGCGAGGCTCATAACCTCGAGGTCGGTGGTTCGACTCCATCTCCCGCAACTACATACAATATAAATACGATAATAGTAAGATAATAATATTGTAAAAACAAATAAAACTATGAGTAAAACTAAAGAATTTGATAGACTAGCAGAAAATGCTAAAGAACAAGTAATAGAAGAACTAATAAGAATATGCGACTGGACACTCAGCGGTGACGAGATCAACGAGTTACTTGACTCTACACCTCTTGAATATAACGAAGCTCATAGTTACCTCGTGTCTCTCACTGCTGCCAAAGTCGCTGAACATTTACTTAAACAATACTAATATGAACTGGAAACAAGAAAAACAAGCACTTGAAGACGCTTTTGTAAGACAATTGCTTATTAAATATAATATTAAAGAAGTGACTACACAACGTCAAGCTAAAAACGGTACAAGAGAATTTGAGTTTCCTGTATCAGCTGGTAGTAGATTTTATAACGGCAAGTTATTAGAAATGCCAGCAAGACTAAGATTAGCTTGCTTTAAGTCAGGTTACGTAAGAAAACAAAATGGTTGCTACACACCGTATCAACTAAATAAACAATACAAGCAAAATGTTAGATGGACAATGCTAACACCTGATGGTTTAGAAACCAAAGAATATATTAGCTATGCAAGAGCTAAAATATGGTCAGGTCTTGCTAGATTAAACTATATGTTAGAATATTACCTTAAAAACTATGCAAAATGAGCAAAACTTTATTAACAGACGAAATAGTCAAAGAACAATTAGAGCAAGATGGTATCATGGAAGAACCAGATGCACCTTGGCTTCTAGAATATATCAACACAGAATATGGTAGTAAGTTAGATAATACTACTGACTGGAACGATAGTAGACACATGTTAAAAATATACAGTGAATCAACAGCTGATAGCTATGATATATATTGGTGTACTCACGAAGAAAGACCCTATGTATCACAAGATGGTTATTACTATGAAGATTACACAGAGTGGTCAGATCAAGCGATACAAGAATTAGTATCTGGTTGTGATGTGTGGATAGAACCTCACTTGTTTGATAGTATGGAATATGATTTCAACTACGAATTAACAAATTGGTGGACAGATGTTTACGAAGAAAAGTTCGATGAAATGAAAGAACAATTATTAGATTCAGGCGATTACTACGAAGAAGAAGAAAAATAATACAATATAATTACGACAACAGTAGGATAATAATTATATATGAAAAAATGTAAATGCAATAATATAATACCTCCACAGCGGTTAGCACTCGGTTATACTGAATGTGTTAACTGTAGCAGTACGGAAGCTTATGGCTGTGTGGCAATCACATACCACAAAACCGGCAATACTATTCAAATCATGCCAAAGGCCCAAGCAGCTAGAATACGTAAGCTAACCGCTCGCAGAGGTTATGGCACGTGCCTAAGATAATATGAATAGAATAATAGATATACTTATGAGTGATTCAAAAAAAGCATATGCAGAAATGCAAGAAGAAAACAAGCCTACAAACTATGTAGCAAGAGACAATGCAAGTTATATATTTGTACTAGATTTTACAGATGGTAATGTGTACAGGTATGACATTAGCATATTAGCTAACGAAGAAAATGGTTGGAATCCTGACTCAGAGTCCTGTGAAGCGTTTTTATATGGCGCAGGTCACAAAGTAAGCGACTGTGAGTGGATGGTTACAACACATAAACATATAGAAACAGATAAACCAATGTAAATTTACATTTACAACGCCAAAAACATTATGTGGTGCCGACTACCGACGGGTATAAGCGAGCGTACGGAAGTGTATTATGTGAGGCGATTTGGCGGCGGCATACTGGTCACGTTAGGGTCCATACCCGAAACAGAAAGAGCGGATAAATGACAATACTAGGTAACTACCAGTCCGCAACTGCTGCCTTATGGGCGTGAAATGGTAAGAGTAGTGATATGGAGATAACAACATAGGTAACTCCCATCGGATGGAAAACCGTGACTACTAACGCAGGTTCGAATCCTGCCACGTCCACTAATACAACATAAATACGAAACAAGTTGGATAATATAATTAAATAATAAATATGAAAAACCTATACGAATTACTAAAACCAGAGATTAAAAAAGCTCTGAAAGCTAATGCTAAAAAATATAGCACAGCACAAAGACTATCGTACAAGTTAATGGCTAATAACATATGGTCAGACTTACATATACAAGATGTTAGCGATCTATGTTCTTATTCCGACTTGTACACATATCAACTTACCGCACATGATATTATGTATGGTAGTAAATTTTTAAGCGATGAGTAAAAAAGACAAAAACACACTACCAAAATGGTTTAGCGGTGTATGCTATACACACGGCGACACCGTTACAAATCCTTTCAGTGGAGAGGAGTATGAACTAACAGCCGCACAGTTATCTATGTATGACTTTATAATGGGTGCACAAATGACTTTTGAAATGGGTAACACCGATGAACAAGTTATTAATGACTTCCATAAAGGTCTTGACTGGTTCGCAGCCACTGATGTGAAAGGCTACATGAAATTACTAGATTAAATGAAAGATACAGAATTTGATATATTAGCAAGTAAGCTAGATGAATATGCTAGAGATACTATGAGAAAGAAAGGTCCTGAATATACTATGAAGGACGAGGACGTACTAAATAACTTTAAGTCTACAGCTAAAAAGCTAGGTGTAGATCCGTTGGTAGTATGGTATGCTTACTTTGATAAGCAAGTTAGTTCTGTTGCTGCTCATGTTAGCAACCACGATCTAAATAGAGCAGAGCCTATGATTAGTAGGTTCGGTGATATAATAAACTACGCGAAACTTGGTTACGCATTATTTAATGAAAGAGATAGATTATGAAAAGAAAAATGACTAGTTATGAAGCTGTTGGCATAGCCGAAGGCTTTGTACAACCAAAAGACAGCGATGAAGTATTAGCTGCATGGCAATATATATACGACCACAAACTTTATAATGGCCTGCAAGGTTGGTTTGGGCGTACACTAAAAGATTTAATTGACGCGGGCTACATAGAAACTAAATAATATGGCTACAAGAAATATGATTATGGTTGTCGATAGACGACATGCAGAACAAAGTGATCTAGGTTTTGCTGACTCACCTGAAGCTTTTGCTGACAATAGCAGGGTAAATATGTATATGCACCATGATGGTTATCCTGAGTGGCAAGCAGTACAAATAGCTAATTGGTTACAAGCTGGAAATGATACTATGGATGGTGCTAGGCTTGCTGCAAAATTAGTTCATGATATGTACTATGACAGTTGCTACTTATATAACAACTGGATTAATATAGATCACCATTATACTTATATTATATGGACAGGTAAAAAAGATATATGGGTAAGTTGTTGGGATAACTACTCAAATAGAAATGTATTTGTATTACCTCCTCATAAAATTATAACTAAATATATTACCGACATGGAATATACTGATTTTACAAACGGTGAAACTAGATGGCAACAGCAGCAAAAAAGAAATGCTATGTGGGATAAAAAAGAGCAGCAAAAAATAAATGCTATGTGGGATAAAAAAGTAGATTAATACAAACTAAATACGAATGAAGTCGGATAATAATAATATGACTGAAGATGAATTAAATATATTAGCTGATAAAGTATTAGATATATTAATAGAAAGATCAGCTAGTCCTAAATGGCATCAATACAATACACCTATGACAATCGGTGAATTAATAAAGGGACAATTGCCATTTAAAGAAACTGAAGAAGAGTTTTTAGTTGGCGAAATGGCTAGACTAACAACACTTATGCATATGTACGAAGGCAATGAAGAGTACATGAAAGCAGCAATAATAAAAAGAAAATTAGATATAATACAAAATAAACTTAATAACCTATGACATTAAAACCAATGCTAGCACACAAGTTCGACAACAACAGAGTTGACTGGTCTAAACCTGTGTACATACAACCTAAACTCGACGGCGTTCGCTGTCTAATCAAAAGAGTATCAGACTTTCCCGGCCAAGAACAGTTGGCTTCATTCAGCGTGAAAGCATACTCAAGAACAGGTAAAGAATTTAAAAATATAAAACATATATTAGAAAACTTAAAACCATTTTTCTTTAAAAACCCTAATATAATACTCGATGGCGAGTTATATAATCACGAATTGAAAAATGACTTTGAAAAAATTATATCATTAGTTCGTAAGCAAAAACCTACTGCAGATGATAGATTAGAAGCTAAACAACTTGTACAGTTTCATTGCTATGATTACTTTGACGGTGTTAAATATGACAACTACAAAGCTCGTATGCAAAATCTTTACAACAGCGATATAGATATATACGGTGATTGTGTAAAGAACGTACCTGCACAATTAGTTGATAGCTACAATTATGCTAGAGATCTTCATGCGACATATCTTCGTGAGGGCTACGAAGGCTCTATCATTAGACTAGATGGTCTATACAAACACGGTAGGTCTTACGATCTAATGAAGTTTAAAGACTTCAGCGATACTGAAGCAACTATCATTGGTTATGAAGCGGGTAAAGGCAAAAGGACAGGCACACTTGGCAAGTTCATTATGCTAGATGACGAAGGTGTACAGTTCGGTTGTCCGCCGGGCAAAGGCTACAGCTACAAGGATTTAGCGGAGATACTTAACAATATCACTGACTACATTGGCAAGCGTGCTACCTTTACCTATTTTCAACGAACACAAGCAGGTTCATACAGACACCCGCTATTTAAAACTATACGAGATTATGAATAAACTACAATTAATAGATAAATTCTGTATAATAGCTTTGTTTTATTTTGCAGGTATATTTACAGCAATGTTTTATTGCTATAAACAACCTCTTGATGAGCATATTAATATTGCTAACAGATATATTAACTGGCCAGAATCAAACTGCTACAGTCAATCAGATGTAGAGTTGATTATATTCGGCAAAATACTACCAAACGAAAAAGAATGAATATATTTTACTTACATGAAAATCCGTACATGGCTGCAAGGTATCAATACAACAAGCATGTTGTTAAGATGATATTAGAATCAGCTCAAATGCTTTGTACTGCTCATCATGTTTATGGTGATGATGAACAAAAAAGACTTGTGCCTTACAAACAAGCGCATTTAAATCACCCATCAACAATATGGGCTAGACAATGTAGAGATAATTATATGTGGTTATGGATGCATATGTGGGGACTAGGTTATCAATACTATAAACGTTATAATAATAAAACACATTTAACAATAACTAAATGTGCTGACTTCCTACGTACACCACCTAAATATTTACCTGATGGTGAGTTTACGCAACCACCACAAGCTATGCCAGACGAGTATAAGCGCGATTGTGCTATACACGCGTACTGGCAATACTACGTGCATGATAAAAAGAAGATAGCCGCAAAAACAGAAACACCATATACAATGAAGTTTTATGAAGATAACATTAAGAAACAGAATAAGGAAAAATAATAAAATTATTTTTTTTACCTTAAAACCAAATGTGACAAAAGGTATTAAGAATAAATAAGTAATAGGCAAATGTCATACGAAAGAAATTTAAAATGGTTAAATAATAGACGCATCGTTTACAGGAGAGATCCTATATCCGATGTACCTACTATTGAAACAGATCAGTATAGATACTACGAAAATGGTACGTATCAATGCTATCATTTGTTTAATAGTAAAGCTAAAATAACTACATATAAATCGTTGAAGTGGCACATGCTTGTACTATATTATCTAAATGCAGATTCTATATATGATGCAGATTACTTTTACGACATATGTAGATTTATAGCTAAAAAAGAAAATGGGTTTGTAACGTTCTTCATAAAATCTAGATTATTAGATGATATGATAGAAGATGTTATAAACCAGGGTGGTGATCCACCTGCAAATAAACTACGTAAAGTAGTTTTCAAACCATACTCAGGTTTAGACTTGAGTGGTAAATTAAAAATTGTAGGACAATTAATAGGTAGATCTAGCATCGACAAGGAGATGATATATGATGCTATGTTAGATTTAAACGACATGGGTAAAAAAATCACTATTAGTCGTATTGCTGGTTTACTTGATTGTTCTGCAAGAACCATACATAGACACATGTGTGATACTTTAAAACAAGAAAAACAAAAATTAAATGAAGAGTTATAATATACGAAACTATGTTATTTACAAGGAGCAAGTACAAGAACTGATCTGGGCTTTGCCTAAATTCAAAGAATATAAAGAATTAACAAGAGATCAGTTAATTACAAACTTCTTACCTTTGTCTGAAAACATAGCAAGAAAATTTTCAACTAGTCAACAAGCTTCAGGTGTTATGACTATCATGGACCTCATACAAGAGGGTAATGCTGGTTTAACAAAAGCTGTTGACAGAATAGACTGGGAATTATTTGATAAATCAGAAGACAAAGAAAAAACAATGAAAAGCTTTTTATCAAAGCGTATACGAGGTGCAATACGTAGAGCTATAGATATTAATCGTGGTGACATGAGAATACCTGAGCACAAACTAAATGAGATACGTAAAAACTTTGGTAAAGATAAAAAGATGGTAGCAATGTTCTTTAATTCTATATTTTTAAGTATAGATGAAAAACCTAAGAACAACCAAGAAGAAGATATGGTATTACAAATACCAGATAAATCAGAACCATATAACATGCACTTGTTAAATGCTTACCTTGACGGTTTGTTAAGAAAACATTTAAACGACAAAGAGTATAATGTATTGGTTATGAGCTACGGCTTGAACTGTGATAAGCAGTCTGCAAAACAAATTGCAGCTAAATTAGGTATCGAAGGCAGCAGTGCTTACGTACGTGTTTCACAGTTAAAAAAGCAAGCTGTAGAAAAGCTTATAGAGAATGTTGATCACTCGCAAGTGCTTGATTATCTTTAAGTTATAGTGAATAATAAATTTAAATATTGTACACTAATGTGTAATTATATATATAGACTAAATCAAATTAAATGCAATTAACTTTACAACAAAAGCTGGCACAAGTCCAGACTGAGTTTAAATCGAAGAAAAGTAGATTTAACTCCTTCGGTAAGTATTACTTTCGTAGTGCCGAAGATATTCTCGAAGCAATCAAACCCTTTTTATTGAAATACGGTATTACCGTAACTGTTGACGAAGAATTAATCGTTGAAGGTCCTGTACCTGTGATTAAAACTACAGCAACTATACATGATGAGAAAGGCATGACAATGTCTACCTCAGCTATAGTCGGAGTAGACTTAAATCAGAAAGGTATGCAAGTACCACAACAGTTTGGTAGTGCTAGTTCATACGGTAAAAAGTATGCTCTTGGGAATTTATTTTTAATTGATGATACTCAAGATAGCGATGCTACAAACAAACACGGCAAGGATAAACTACAAGACCTCGCGAAGGCTAAAAGTTATATACAGTCCGGTGGTAAGTTAGATGCTATTAAAAAGAAATATCAATTAACACCACAACAAGAGAAAGAATTAACAACACTGTAAAATGAAAAAAGAACAGATCTTAGACAAACTACGTAATGATGAACATTATTACGGTGAGTTTGGTAAGAAATACTTGAGTAACTCTGATATTAGTACGTTACTAAAAAACCCACTAGCATTAGGGCAACCAAGTAAACCAACCTCAGCGTTTTTAGTTGGCGGATATTTTCACACGTGTATACTTGAACCAGATAAACTGCACAAGTACACAGTAATACCTTCGTCAACTAGAAACACTAAGGTTTACAAAGAAATGTCAGGCGGCGAATTATGCTTATTACAACATGAAGTCGATCACATCGAAGTTATGTCTGATAAATTATTAGACAACGATGTTTGTAAAGGTATAATAAGAGACTCAAACACAGAATACGAAGTACCTGAAGTTACAAAAATAGGTAAGTATATGTGGAAGGGTAAAGCTGATATTGTAAATCATAATGAACAGTTAGTAGTAGATCTGAAGACTACAGCAGATATTAATAAATTTAAAAGTTCTGCTTATCGTTATAACTACGACTCACAAGCATACATTTACCAAAAGTTATTTGGTTATGAAATGTTGTTTATAGTTATAGATAAAACGACACATCAGATCGGTATGTTTGACTGTTCACCTGAGTTTTACGCGTCTGGTAAAGACAAAGTCGATAGAGCAATGGAAGCTTATGAGTTGTTCTATAAGACTAAGGATTTTAATCCAAAACAGTATTTCATAAGCAAAACACTTTAATATAATATAATATGGCAAGAACAAGAAAAACTCAAACTAAAATCTGTAGCGTAACAGGGTTAGAAACTAGTGTAACTAATTTCTATAAAAACCAAAATCATGTTAAAGCTGTAGATAATTTGAGAAGAAACTCAAATGCTACAAAAGAGCAAATGCAAAGAATGTTTAACCAAATAAATCAATACGCATAATGGCAAGTATAATAGCAACTAGTATTGACCTTACTAAAATACCTAAAGATAAAATTATCAATGGTAAAAAAGGTAAATACATTCCTATTACTATTACATTAAATGATGAGCTAGATAACTTTGGCAATAATGGGCCGGTGGTTGTGCAACAATCAAAAGAAGAGAGAGATGCTAAAGCTGAAAAGGTTTATCTAGGCAATGTTAAAGTAGTTTGGACTAATGGAACAAACGTTGAGGTAGCACCAAGAGATGCACAACCTCAAGCGGCAGCAGCACCGCAACCAGCTGCACAAGTAGAAGACGATTTACCATTTTAATATAATTAAATAATGCAAGTAGAAGATAAAGAGATCAATGGATTTTTGATTGACGAGTTCAATCAACACGGTCTTGAAGTGGGTAAGACACAGGGGATTTGTCCTCTGTGTTCTCACACAAGAAAACCTAAAAATAGAAAGCTTAAATGTGCTAGCTATGATTGGGAACGTGGTCTCGGTACTTGTCACAACTGTAATTCAACTTTTCAACTACACACTTACCAACGTAAGGGAGCTAGCGAACGTGAATACGTACGTCCTGTTTTTTCTACAAAAACACATCAGGCTCCTAGTAGTAAAGTTGTAGAATGGTTTAAGTCTAGAGGAATAACTCAAGATACTTTAGAAGCATTAAATGTTTCCGAAGGTCTTGAGTTTATGCCTCAAACTGGTAAGAACGAGAACACGATCAAGTTCAATTACTTTATGGGTAATCAACTTATCAATATTAAATATCGTGATGCCCGCAAAAACTTTAAACTGTACAAAGGAGCAGAAAAAGTATTCTATAATATTAACAGTATTGTAGGGCATGAAAGCTGTATAATTGTAGAGGGTGAAATAGATGCGTTATCATTACATGAGGCAGGTGTGCCTAACGTAATATCAGTACCTAACGGTGCAACGTTAAATCACAACAACTTAGATTATCTCGATAATTGTATAGATTATTTTGAAGATAAAACTAAAATAATTCTAGCAGTCGATGCTGATGAACCTGGTACTATGTTAAAACAAGAGTTTGTACGTAGGCTTGGTGCTGAAAATTGTTATATAGTAGATTTTGCAGACTGTAAAGATGCTAATGAATATCTTATTAAGTATGGTAAAGACGAACTTAAAAATGCTATACACAATGCGCAGCAAGTACCGCTAGAAAATGTATCAACCTTAAAAACTGTAGAAAATGACCTTAAAGACTTTGTTAAACACGGTTTCAAACCGGGCTTTCAAGTCGGTTTGCAAAACTTTGACAAAATATTCAGTACATACACTGGTCAGTTCATTACTGTTACTGGCATACCTAGTAGCGGTAAGTCTGATTTTGTTGACCAAATGGTTGTAGGTTATAATAATAACTACGGCTGGAAAACTGCATTTGCAAGTCCTGAAAATCAACCAATATATCTACACGCACATAAACTAATGCGTAAGCATTGGGGCGACATGCCTAGTAGATCTGATATTGGTAGTGATAAATGGAAACAAGTTGCAAACCATGTCAATGATAATTATTATTTTATAGACATGGATAAATATAGTTTAGAGTCAGTTCTACGTAAAGGTGCTGAATTAGTTAAACGTAAAGGTATTAAATGTTTAGTTATAGACCCTTATAATAAAGTTAGAGATACAAATGCTGTATCAGATGATGTGAACAGATATACTATGGATTATCTATCAAAGATAGAATCATTTTGTAAAAAGTATGACGTTCTAACGTTTATTGTAGCACATCCAACTAAAATGATGAGAGATCAAAACGGCAAGATACAAGAACCAACAATGTATAACATAAAAGGCGGTGGTGAATGGTATGATGCTAGTTACCACGGTATATTAGTACATAGAGATTACGAAGCTAAAAATACTAAAGTTAAAGTATTAAAAGTTAAGTTTCAAAACCTAGGTGAAAACGGCGGCGAGTCTTATTTTACATGGGAACCAAGATCTGGTTCGTTTGTACCACAAATAACAGATGAAATAGTAGACGATGGCAGCCTTCCTTGGGAGTAACAAAAAGAAAAAATATATGGGTGAAAACAAGTTTGCTTTTGATTCAGCAAACCAAGAAGCTCATTTATGGTGTTTTAGAAATAAAATATTTATTACTCCTGTAGAAACAGGTTTTAGACACAGACTATGGAAGTTAGAAATAAGTATAAACGGTAGAATATACACAAGCCCTGAATCTTATGGACCAACTGAAGTCTGGGAAAAGATGTACGAATATTATAACTATTATTATAAAAAATATGAGAAATAATTTTTTTAATGCAAACGAAGCTTTTGAATACCTGTATCACTACATACGTGATTACGGTGAAGACTTCGCGACTACAAGAGCTATATTTAATTGTGGCTTTTATTTAGATCGACCTGCTGAAAAACTTATAACAGCTAAAAAAAGAGACTGGAAACATGAATATGCTGAAGCTGAATGGCAGTGGTATCTATCGGGTGATCCAAGTATTAAAAAACTAGGAGAGCTTTATGGAAAAATACCAGCAATATGGAAACGTATGGCTGATGAGAACGGTAATGTAAGAAGTAACTACGGTTGGCAATGGCAACGTAATCACCAAATAGACTATGTAATTAATAAGCTAAAGTCAAACAAAGTAACTAGACATGCTGCAATATCTATATACGACGGTAAAGAACACGGAACTTATGAGTTCGATACTCCATGTACATATGCAGTACAATTTACAATACTACATGACAAATTAAATATGTCTGTTTATATGCGTTCTAATGACCTCTGGTACGGTTTTTGTAATGATCAATACCAATTTGCATCTTTACAACAATTAGTTGCACAGAGATTAAATATGGACATCGGATGGTATTACCATCACGCACATAACATGCATTTATATGAAGACAAACTATAATGTATTATATTTATCACATACCAGGTAAAAAAATCGGTGTTACCTGTGATCTTAATAACCGGGTCACAGTTCAACAAGGTTACAATCCTGATGAGTACGAAGTACTAGAAAAGTCTGAAGATATAGATTATATATCAGACAAAGAAAGAGTATTACAAAAAGAATATGGCTACAGAGTAGATATGGTACCATATAAAAACCTTAAACCAAAAAGTAAAATGAAAATAAATGTAACTGAACAAACGACTACTTTTCCATGTCCAGTTGATAAACTAAAAGGTAGATTATTCGACAACATTGGTATGACTTGGCTTACTGAACACGGTGAACTACATATCAATAAGAATACTATATCTTGGATAATGGACAACGTTAAACCATCTATGTATAATAATACTAGATGTTATGTATACAATAAAGCATTTGCTAGAGCTTATGAAAATAGAAATATGTTTGAAGATGTTAAGCCAGTAGTTAAATGCTCTAAAAAACCTTTAAAAATGTTCCAAAACATTAGAGACTGGGCAGAGCAACGAGGTCTTTACGATAAAGGTAATCCAAACACTCAATATGTTAAATTACAAGAAGAAGCTGGTGAGTTAGCAAAAGCATTGCTAAAAGATGATCAGGAAGAAGTTGTTGACGCTATCGGTGATATGGTTGTTGTATTAACAAACTTAGCACATTTACGAGGCGTACATATAGAAACGTGTATAGCACAAGCATACAACGTAATAAGTAAGAGAACAGGTAAAATGATTAACGGAACATTTGTAAAAGATGAAGATTAAAACAACTGATGCTATTGTACAGGCAGTAATAAAGAAAATGGATAATCGTAGTCTTGAAGGCCAGAAGAAATATGGATCTACAATGACAGATGAAATAAATGATGGTAAGAAAGACTTAAACGATTTTTTAATCGATGTACAAGAAGAGATAATGGATGCGTTATTATATATTGAAGCCGCTAGAAGATGTTTGAAAGATGAGATTGAAGAGGCTATGATAACTAGTTCACACGGTTATCCAGAATATATAGAAGATGAAAAAGAACTATAGAAGAAAAAAGAAAGGTCCTGTCAGAAGTAAGAAAATTACTTTTGATGGGATAACCTTTGCTTCTGGTTTAGAAAAGTATATGTATCAAGCATTAAAAAAAGCAAAGATACATGCTTTATATGAAGGACAAACCTTTGAACTTATAGAATCATTTGATTTTCCATTTGCATGTTATGAAAGATGTAGCAATGGTAAAGGTGATTATAAAGACAGAGGTAATAAGAAAATATTAAATATGAAATACACTCCAGATTTTATAGGTAAAGGCTGGATTATAGAGTGTAAAGGTAGAGCTAATGAATCTTTCCCATTACGTTGGAAGATATTTAAAAAGTTAGTAGCTGAAAGAAGATTAGGACCTTTTACATTATATAAACCTCAAAACCAAAAAGAGTGTGATGAAACAGTTAAACTAATATTACAAAATGGCAAGAAAAGCAATAATACAAATATATAAACCAGCAAGAAAAAAAAGACCAGGCGTTCATGCTAAAACTAAAACGTCTAAAAGCAAAGGAAGTAAAAATTATGTTAAATTATATAAAGGACAAGGAAGATGAAAGCATGGGAGATTAACATTGGCTTAGTACCAGGAGTTTTATTTGGTATAAGACAATACGAGGACGTAGATAACGCAAAGATAGACTATGTATTATACTTAGGCTTCTTTGATATTTGTTACACAACATATTATTAAAAAAATGGGATTATTTGATCAAAGAATACCTTATAAGCCTTTTGAGTACCCTGAGTATTACACAGAAGGTTGGTTAAAACAAGCTCAGGCGTTTTGGTTACACACGGAAATACCAATGTCAGGTGATGTAAAAGACTGGAACGAAAATTTAACCGCAGCTGAAAAAAACTTAGTAGGAAATATTCTACTAGGTTTTGCTCAGACTGAATGTGCAGTATCTGACTACTGGACACAAAAAGTTGTATCATGGTTTCCTAAACATGAGATACAACAAATGGCTATGATGTTTGGATCACAAGAAACGATCCACGCCGTAGCTTATAGTTACTTAAATGAAACATTAGGATTAGAAAACTTTGAAGCGTTTCTGCAAGATGAAGCAACAATGGAACGTTTCGATAACTTAGTAGGATATGAAGGAAATGATAAAAAAGAAATTGCAAAAAGCTTGGCGGTATTCTCCGCGTTTGCTGAAGGTGTTTCTTTATACAGCGCTTTTGCAGTATTGTATAGCTTTCAAATGCGAAACATGCTCAAAGGAATTGGACAACAAATGAAATGGTCTGTAAGAGACGAATCATTACATAGTAAAATGGGTTGTAGATTATTTAGACACATGTGTGAAGAAGATAAAGATCTTTTAAAAGATTGTAAAGAAGCTATTATCGAAGCTGCTAGTGCAATGCATGACGCAGAAATGAAGTATATTGATAAAATGTTTGAAATGGGTGACATTGAGAATTTAAAAGCAAACGATTTAAAACAATTTATTAAAAAACGATTAAATGAAAAACTTGTTGAGCTCGGTTACAAGGGAGTATTCAAGTATGACGAGGCTGCAGCAAATAATCTTGATTGGTTTTACCATCTTACCGGTGGGCATACCCATACTGATTTTTTCGCTATACGTCCAACAGACTATAGCAAAGCGAACGAAGGCGAAGACTTTGAAGATATTTGGTAGTAGACTAAACATAATGAACAACATTAATATAACTGAAGAAGATATTTATAACGACTTATATAAATAATGGGAACGAAATATAAAATAATGAAGTTTCTAGTACGTAATAAAAAATTAACACCTGGTGAAAAACTAGCTAGTAGAATAGGTTACTTTGGTGCAGGCTGTTTATTAGCAGCACATTGGACATTAGAACCTAAATTATATATAGCTGGTTTTTGCTGCGTGTTAGTACAGGTTACAGCTAGAAAACAATGGAACTTAGTAGCACTAAATATTAACGGTTTAGTTGCTTGGACAAAACACTTGATAACATAATGTGGAGCAATAGATGGATAAAAGGTCAGGACTACCCAGAGTGGGCAGAGGCTGACGTATACAAAAAAACAATACAAGGTGGTTACCTATACAACGGTGAGACACCTAAAGAAGCTTATATGCGTGTAGCTACAACTGTGGCTAAACGTATTAAAAGACCTGAGATGGCTGAAACTTTCTTTGATTATATATGGAAAGGTTGGTTATGCTTAGCGTCTCCTGTACTCTCTAATACAGGAACTGATAGGGGTTTACCGATCAGTTGTTTTGGTATTGACGTTGCAGATAGCATAGTTGATATTGGAACTAAAAATTTAGAGATGATGTTACTCGCAAAGCACGGAGGTGGCGTTGGTATTGGTATTAACCAGATCAGGCCTGCAGGTGCAGAGATAACAATGAACGGCACATCAGACGGAGTAGTACCTTTTTGCAAAATATATGATTCAACTATATTAGCAACAAACCAAGGTGCTGTCCGTAGAGGTGCTGCATCAGTTAACTTGAATATAGAACACAAAGATTGGGAAGACTGGTTAGAAATAAGAGAACCTAAGGGTGATGTTAATAGACAATCGTTAAATATGCATCAGTGCACTATTATTGGTGATAAGTTTATGCGTAAGCTTATGGCTGGTGATAAAGTTGCAAGACGTAAATGGGGTAAGTTATTACAAAAGCGTAAAGCTACAGGCGAACCTTATATAATGTTTAAAGGTAATGTTAATAAGAATAACCCTGCTGCATATAAAGATAATGCTTTAAAAGTATTTATGACAAATATATGTAGTGAAATAGTATTACATACAGATGAAAACCATAGTTTTGTATGTTGTTTATCTAGTTTAAATCTAGCTAAATATCATGAGTGGAAAAACTCTAACTTAATATATGATAGTATATGGTTTTTAGACGGAGTATTAGAAGAGTTTATACAAAAAGCTAAATATAGAAAAGGTTTTGAAAACTCTGTAAGATCTGCAGAAAAGGGTAGAGCATTAGGATTAGGTGTATTAGGTTGGCATACTTATTTACAACAAAAAGGTTTACCTTTCGAAGGATTATTAGCACAATATGAAACAAGAAGAATATTCTCACAAATTAAAATTGAATCAGAAAGAGCAAGCATGGCGTTGGCTGAAGAGTTTGGCGAACCGCTGTGGTGCGTTGGTACGGGGTTTAGGAATACACATCTCAGAGCTATTGCTCCTACTGTTAGTAATAGTAAGTTATCTGGGAATATTAGTCCTGGAATTGAGCCATGGGCTGCTAACATATTTACAGACCAGTCTGCTAAAGGCACGTTCATACGTAAAAACCCTACGCTGGTTGAAGAATTAAAAAAGAATAATTTAAATAAAGAAAAAATATGGGATCAAATATTGAAAGATGGTGGTTCTGTACAAGGTATAAAAGCTCTTGACAAAATTACAGTCGGTGAGCATAAAATACCTATAAAAGAGGTTTATAAAACTTTTAAGGAAATAAATCAACTAGAATTAGTTAATCAGGCAGGTATACGTCAACAGTACATAGATCAGTCTGTTAGTTTGAACTTGGCTTTTCCTGCACAAGCAGAACCTAAGTGGATTAATAAAATACATTTAGAAGCTTGGAAAAAAGGAATAAAGACCTTATACTACATGAGGACCGAATCGGTCCTCAGAGGTGACATAGCTGAAAGTGCTATGAATGAGCAGTGTTTAAGCTGCGACGGTTAGTTTAGTTAGTTTGTAAAAATTGGGGATCGAAAGATCCCCTTTTTTTTTATACTGCCGTTGCACTTAAAGCACCTGCATCAGAAACTTTTATACGATACCTAGTACCGTTAGGAGATGTTAATATTAACTCTTCAAAACCACGAGTATCATCACCTAAAGAAACTGAACCATCAGTACCAGGTGCAATGTTAGTTGTAGATGCGTTACCAATAACAGCTTTGTTAGCTCCTAATCCATCAACATCATAACCTATTATAATTTCATTACTAGTGTTAGCGCCGCTAGGTTGAGTAAGTGCACCAAGTAAAACGTTTTGTGTACCTTGAATAATACTAGTACCAGCTGAGTAACCAATAACTACGTTACGCGTATCAACACCCGCGTTACCTGTATCGGCGTTATTTAAAGCGTTTGTACCAATAGCTACGTTTTGTTCACCAACATGCTCATTATCTGCTGCAGCGTCTTTACCTATTATTACGTTGCTACTATCGTTCTTTATAGCTCTACCAGCGTGTCTACCAATTAATACGTTATTAGTACACTCTTCCATAAAGTAACCAGCGTCAGCACCTAAAGTTGTATTATTTATTCCTTCAAAATTAGTTGATTTACCACTAAAAGCACCAACAAGTGTATTATCGCTAGTTGTTCCTTGATCAGCCCACTCACCAGCAGATGTACCTATGTATGTATTACCAGAACCTGTTGTGTTATTTTTACCAGCACCATAACCAAGAGCTGTATTACCAGCTCCTTCGTTTTTAGATAAAGCATTGTAACCAATACCAGTTGTTTGACCTTTGACATTGTCTGCACCAGCATTACCTCCAACAAATACAGCCTTTCCTTGACCACTTGCTATTGCTCCACCAGCATTAGAACCAATAAATACGTTATTACTTCCGTGGCTAGCATCGGTTAAAGTATCTCCAGCTCCATAACCTATAGCAACGTTACCACCTTGTGTTGTTATTGCACCTAAAGCATTTACACCTATTGCCACGTTATAATCACCTTCAGTTAAAGCATCTGCGGCAGCGTTACCTATAGCTACGTTACTATCACCTTCCGTTATAGATGCTAAAACACCTATACCTATTGCTGTGTTACTAAGCGCGCTATTTAATGTACCTGTTGTTGTGTGTCCAATTAATAATGAACCACCAAAGTTAGCACCTTCTCTAATATGAGGAATACTATCAGCAGCACCCCACTCTAAAGTATTTCCTGAAGCAGGAACCTTTAACACTTGAGCTTCAGTACCTATAGTACTTGGTAGTTGGAAATATGTAGATCCACTTGTATCACCTATTTTTAAAGCACTTTGTATATAAGCATCTTTAAATGATTCAGTAGTAGAACCTAAATCAACACCGTTGTCATCGTGAGGTAACCAAGATGTTGTAGCATTATTACCTATAACAACAGTATTAGTTCCTTTACCTTTAGCACCAAAACCTATTACAATTTCATTTGTAACACTTACTGCACTTGTACCAGCGTTACCACCTATAATAACACAACGAGCAGCATTGTTAGAGTGTAATTCTTCATTATGATAATCACCACTACTATCATAATTTTGTACTGTTGATCCAGCGTTCCAACCTATAAAAGTAGAACCAAACGATTGATTTCTTTCACCAGCACTGTGACCTATAGCTGTTGTACCAGCAATATTGCTTGATCCTGATGCATAACCCATTTTAACAGTATCGTTACCAATTGCAACTACTTGTTGACCTGTGCTGTTACCATTAGAACCACCTATAGCTCTAGCGCCAATTGCTATAACGTCATCAGCTGTTGCTATATTATAACCAGCAAGAGAACCTATTAAAACATTATCTGAACCAGTTGTTAATCCTTTACCAGCAGCATGACCTAAAACAGTGTTATCATCACCAGTAGTAAGATCTTCTAAAACAGTATTACCAACACCTACATTTCTTTCTGCAGCAGCAAGAGCTGGTGTAGAAGAAGGGTTATTAGTAAGAGTACTATGACCTATTACTAAACTGTCTGTAAATTCAGCACCACCATCTATAAATGGAACAGAAGCAGGAAGATCTCCCCACTCTAATATTGAACCTGAAGAAGGAACTTTTAATATCTGACTAGCTGTTCCAATAGCATTAGGTATTGTAAAGTGTTGATTTGATATTGTACCAGCAACGTTAATAGCTCCTTTGAAAAGAGAGCTTTTATTACTAGCAACCATTTCTACAACAGGAGCATAACTACCACCATCTCTTGTTTGTATTTCAAAAACATTATCAGTTTCAGCTGAAAGTTTCCAATGATCAGAGTTATTATCACCGTTATCAGCTTTTAATTCTAAATAACCAGGTTGATTATCTGCTCCTTTAATAGCATAAGGATTAACATCTTGATTTATAAATATTTTTTCTTGTCCACCATCTAATCTTAAGTATGATGTTGATCCATTTGTAAAAAACTCTATATCACCATCTGGCGAATAATTATAAACAGTAATATTTTTTTCTGAAGTAGATGTACCAATGTGATGTTGTATGGCGAAGTGACCATTAACTGTATTTAGTACAGCTCCTTCTATACCGTTGTTACTTACATCACCCATTGCTATGCTAGCATACTCTGGCCATCTAGTATAATTTACCGTTTGACTACCAGAACCATCTTCTGCTAAAGAACCGTCTAGTAAGAAATATGTTTCAGGCGTTGTATCAGCCAAACCAGCATAAGCTTGAAAAACAATATCTCTATTAACTCCTTTGTTTCTTATATATAGTTTACCAGCTTCAGTACCAGCATCAATAAATGAATCAGTACCATTATTGTATATTGCTAAATCAGCAGTGTTAGTACCAAACTGAGCTTTTATGTTTTCACTAAACATTAATTTAGAAAAACCATCTGTATCGTTTGTTGGATCAAAAGATAAATATCTACTTGAAGTATCAGTATATAACTTAACAACATGACCATCCCCGTCTTGACCAACTGTAACAGGTGCATTAAAAGTTGAATCACCGTTCAAAGTAGTAGTTCCAGTTACAGTTAAATTACCTCCAACAGCAGCGTGACTTGAAAGTTCAACACGTGACGCAAAAAGAGTGTCCCATTTTTTTGATGAACTACCTAAATTAAATGTACCATCGTCGTCAGGTAATATATGTGAGTCTACATCTGCACCAAAAATAATATTATCTGTATCGGCATCGCCTAGATTAATTGTACCGTTTACAGTTAGGTTACGAGTAATAGTTACATCACGATTAAAAGTAGCATCCCCAGCAACTGTAACTGTATCTGATAATGCATTACCAAGTGTAGTATTACCAGCAACACTTAAATCCCCACTGAAAACACCAGCACCTACTAAAATTAAAGAACCGTTTAATTGTGTTGTTGTATTTCCGCTTAATGGACCAATGTGTACTTCTTGAGCATCATCTGATATTGTTACTATATCGTTATTTTTTACACCTATTAAATCTATAGCTGTACCATTAGTAAGTTTTCCTTGTAAGTATCTATTATTATCTAATATAATTTCACCGCCAGAAACAGTTAAGTTACCTGTTATTGTGGGTGATGTCCATAGATAATTTTTAAATACTCCGAAACTAAAGTTTTTAGTAGCGTTATTAGCGCCAACTGCTCCATCAGTTCCAAGTATCATGTCATTATCTGTAATGACTGTATCTGTTGTTATTGTGTGTATTCTAGGCATTTTATTATTTTTTGTCTGTTGTTTTTACTTTTTCAAATGAGCTAATACCAAAACAACCTAGTGTTACCCACACGAATGAGTTGTATATTACCTCGTTTATAACTAATTTTCCATCTATAAATAAAAAACTAGTTACAAGATCTGCTACTGCAAATAATACCATTACTACAAATGAAGCAAATCCTACTATGTTTTTTTCGTTTATTTCGTTTTTATCTTTAAATAGTGACCACATTATTTTTTATTTTTTATTGGAGTGTGTCCACAACCCATTTTTTTAAATTTTAAATGATCTTGTAGTGTGTTAGCATTTTTAACGCTACCGTCTTTACAGTACATTTTATGCTTTTTAAATTTTTTATGTTTCATATCACCATGTATTTAGTTTTACCATTTTCTTTATATGCTTTCAAACATCTTCTTCTGTTAGCTTCAGGTGATACATAACTTACATGTACCCAGTTAGGATTACTATCATTCCCAAACTCCCAAATCATTTGATCAAAATCTAATTCACTTTTTATAAAATAATACATTTGAGCATTTGTTTTATATCCAAATGTATCATCAATATCCATTGCTTGACCATTACAATGCTGTGATTTTGAAGAACCACCTATAGCTTTATTAAGTTCAGGTCCACGATAAAACGAATTTATCTTTATAGGACCTCCTACAAACTCTCTAAGAGGTTCAAATACTTTTTCTGATATAAGCCTCATGTTGGCTAAATGAACGTCAGAGGGATCGTTTTTTAAACCAAGCCTTTCTGCTGTTCTGCTATACACACCTTCACGATAGCTTACGTGTTTACTTAGTCTTTCCACTTTTTCTTCCTTTACGTGCTTTACCAGCAATAGCGTCATCGATGTCACCTATTTGATTTCCAACTTCTTTTATTGCTTTAGCTACATCTGCAAGTTCTTCTGCTGTTAGCTTATATCTTTTCTTTATTTCTTTTACAGTAGCAATTGCTTTTTCATCTACTGTTGTTTTACTCCATAAATACGCCCAAACGTCTTTTACGAACTTTTTTATTAGATTTATCATTGTTAAATAAATTGATTGTAACACTTACAGTTATACCGCCAAGTGTTGTAGCGGTTAGATCTCTTACGTCAAAATAATTATTTTTTTCTGAAGAGTCTATTAGTTCTTTTACTGTACCAGCTAGTATCGCTGTTCCTATACCAGCAAGTAATGCTTTTTTCTTGTCCTTTGTTTTTTTCCAAACGTAACTATAGCCTACACTGCTAGCAAAGCTACCAGATATAAAATGTAGTTGTTTGTCTTTCTCTTTTAATAGTTGAGCATTAGCAGTTGCCGCAATAGCCACCGCAAATAGGGCAAGTTTCCATTTCACTATTCATATTAGTTATTTTTAATTAACATTTCCATCTACGTCTAGCAGCTCTACCTCTTTCACCTTTCCAGTGTTTTGATCTTGCACAAAAAGATTTTCTTCTTTTCCAAGCCTTGCTGCCTTTTTTTACCTTACCAGTAACCGCTGTTTTTAGTTTACTGCCTGGGTTTTTACGCCTGTACGCTGCTACACCTTTTTTAGTCATACCAGCACCTTCTTTTACAGTTCTAAAATTACGACCTTTACCTTTGGTTGTTTTTCTTGGTTCAGCCATTAGTACTTTCTTCTTTTAGATTTTAATTTTTTAAAGTCTGCACCTGTTATTTTATTATAAGGTGGAGCCATTTTAGCTATTTTCATTTGTTTAGCTGTAAGCCTCTTATGTTTTCCCGGCATAGTTATTTCTTTTTACGTTTAACTTTTCTTTTTTTCTTACGGTTAGGATTACCTTTACCACCATCTTTTTTACTTGCCCAAACTGCTTTACGTTGAGCTGCACTTGCGTATCCCATTATTTTTTTAATTTAAATTGTTTGTTGTAAGGTACTAAATTATTTAAAGCTTGTCTTCTACCTTCACAACCACACGGTATATTTAAACCTTGTGATACTCTATCAACTACTCGTTTAATACCCGTAGCTTTTGTAAATTTATGTACACTATCTCCTAAACCTCTTGATTTCATTTTTTTATTTTTTTACAGCTTCCTGGCGAATATGGTTTTTTACCTTTAACAGGTTTGTAACCAGGCCAGCATCTACCTTTTTTCTTTTTATTTTTCACCACACTTTTTCTTTGGGTTGTTAACTTGTCTCCAGTCTTCTTTTTGAAACCAGTCACGTAACGTGGCACCTTTTTTTCTAGCACCTTTAACATTTGTTTTTGACGATCTTCTATATTTACCAGCTTTACCTGCTTTTTGTTTAGCTGAAACTAAACGTTGCCTTTGCTTTTTACTCATGCTACGTATTTTAGCAGCTGGTAAACAAGTTTTTCTAGTACCGCCTCCTTTTTGCTTTTTTCTAGGCATTTTATTTTTTCTTTTTACCGCCTCCAAATTTAGCGGGACCACCGGCTTTAGTACATCTTACACCCCAACCAGACGCATATGCACTTGGCCAAACTTTAAATTTTCTTTTTGCTGCAGCCTTACAAGGCCCACTTATTTTTCCCATGTCTTAAAATTTACTCGCGTTATTAACTTCATTAATTGCTTCTTGTACATCTGATAAATCAGCTGGTAATGTTAGATCTAAACCAGCTTTAAAAACCTCTTCTTTAAAACCATCTTTATATATAATTAAAGTTGGTGCCATACGTACTTTATATTTCTTTTTAGCTTCTGGAGCTTTAGCTATATCAACTCTATAATAAACTACATCTTCTAATTTATCCCAGTCAGCAAAACAATTTGCTTCATTAAACTTAGCCCAAAATTCTACAACAACAGGTTTGTTATTGTCATCACCAAAAGCTTCTTTTATATTTATTTTTTCTTCAAAATTACTATCATCTATCCAATATTTTTCTGGCACATCTGATTGAGCAAATGTTAGAAAAGGTATTAAAAGTAAAATTAAATGTTTCATTTTTGTTTTTGTATTTCGTATAATCTTTCGTCAATTTTATCCAATTGCTCTTTCATTGATTCTACATCTTCTTGAGTATCTAATATGGTTTGACGAATTAACTCATCTTTTAGATCATACTCTATTCTATCTATAACTGGTTCTGGTAATTCTTTTGCTAAAGCTATATCAGCTTGTAATGCAAACCACATACCAACCATTGCCGCTATACCAACAGCTATAGTTCCCAATGTTTTTAAATCTAATGTTACTTTAGTATCTTCACCTATTTGTTTAGCCATTTTATCTTAAACTTATATTTAATCCAACAGAACTGTTATAGATTTTACTATCCCAGAATTTAGTATATTCACCCTCTACAAACAAGCCAATTGATTTACTTAGTTTCCATCCAAATACAACGCCTGCTTGATAATCTTCCCACTGCTCTGGCTCAGAGTCTTGTCTTAGTCCACCTTTACCCCAGTTATTTCTATTTAAATAACTAAAGTCTTCGTCACCTTGAACATACTTGTGATATGGTAATAAATAGTTACCATAAGCATGTAGCCAAAAATTATTTTTATAATGATAAAAGTCAAAACCGACCACTGGTGAAACTACACCGAATGCATCAATGGTTTCAAATATTTCATTATTATATTGATTCATAAGATCTGCAAATACACCATCACGAAACTCTAGATCACTATCAGCAACTATATTTCCATCTGGATCTATCCAATACCAGTCGTATGTTTCGTTACCAAACTCATCTGTTTGTGAATAATATATATCATCATATCCATATTCAAATCCTAACTCGTACCAATAGTTAACAGGATATTCTTCACCGTTAATAATTTGTGTTTCATTTAACCATATTTCAATAGGATTATATCCATAAGGTCTTTCATGTGTACGATATATTGCGCCTGCAGATATACTAAACTTGTTACCAATAGGTAGTTTAGCTTTTAATTCAGCTGATTTATAATTAAAATCAACTTTACCTTGTTTTCTACTTTCTATTTTAACAACATGATACTTACCACTATGTTTTAAAAAGTATCTATGGTTATCAAACATTTCATCTCTTTCTCTTTCTTTTTCCCAGTGAAATAAATATTCAAAACCTTTTACAGGTGAATTAGTCGCGGATAAACCTACACTGCTTTCAGTACCATCATAGTAATGTTTACCTTTAAACTCATAATCAAACCTAGCTAGTTTACGTACACCAAAACCATATCTATAGTCAAAATCATAGTAGTCTGTTCCGTCTACTACAACAGGTATATCATATAAACCACCGTCTGGGTTTGTTCTTACAAAATAATCTTTAACTTCTTCTTTTGGATTTTCTATATCGCCAGCTATATAAAAAGTACTATACTTAAAAAAGTCTTCATAAATAGACTTAAATAAGTTCTTTTTGTTTTCTTGAGCAAAAAGGTTAATATTTGATAGTAAAAATACTATAATTAGCAGTTGTCTCATAGTTCACTTGTTTTATTTAGTATTACTTGTTTTTAGTTTATTTTAATGTTTAAAATCTTCTTTTAGGCCCTGATGATTTTTTCTTTTTAGATTTTTTAGTTTTTCTATCATCAGTCATATCTAGTTCCCATTTTTGCCAACCACCTAATAAAGCTAGTCTTTCCCACATTTCAAGATCTTGACTTGTTGCATCAATTACATTAGTTGTTTTCTTGACTAATCTATCAACAGGTACATTTGTTATAGCAGATGTTACGTTTGCACCTGCTAACCAAGCTGGATTATCATATGATAAACCTTTTTGCATCATTTCTTCTTTATCCCATTGTAAAGATCTAGCGGCTTGATTTAATCTTGATAACTTTGATGATATTGGTGGTGATATTCTAGTTAACTCATAACCTATTTTTTCATATTTAGGATTAGGTTTTTCTGACTCATTCATTATTCTTATTATAGCGTTTTTACCGACAGACACAAAAGCGCCCGCAATACCAACACCCCTTAATAACGAGTCTGCCATACCATTAGCTATACTTAAATATTTTTTTTCTTCTTCATCTTCATCTGAATCGCCAAACGCTATAGCAAATATAGCTTGCTGTAAAGCATTGAATATTAAATTTTGTACAGCACCATAGTATATAATTTTAGAAACATTTGTTTTCCAGTCACCTCTTCTGTTTTTAAGATCAGAAGCGGCTTTTTTAATTAACCTAGCGTACTGCATAGGTGTATTACCAAACGCTAGTATTATTCTACCTAATGGTCCTGCTTGTTGAGCGGATATTCTATCAGGTCTACTAGACTGTTGAGATTCTTCAGCTATTTCTCTAAAATCATTAAATGCTTTCTTTTCAGCTTCTTTTTGACTAAATCCTTGTTTTTTATACGTATTAATTCTATTCCTATACATTGTAGCGCCACCACTTGCGATAGCAAAACTATCAGCTATTTGTGTTGGTAAAAACCCTATTTCAAGCATTTTACTTATAACACCTCTTGGTCCACTTTCTTGTGCCATGTTAGCTATATCAGCTTCGTTTACATTTATTCTTAATCCTCTACGTCTATCAACTAAAAAGTCTGAGTTCATTAAAGTCATAAAGTCTGACCAATATTGTTTTTGATTAGCATATGCTTTACCAGCTTTAAATATATTATTATCTTTAAAGTTAATAAAGTTAACAGCTGATATTGTTTGTAGTAATGCTGATCTTGTGTTAAAGAACATAATAGTACCAATACTATTTGTCAACCAATCTGTAACTTTACCCGTTAATGAATCTGTTTGGAAACTTCTGTTTCTACCAGTTTTCATACGTTTTAATATACCTTCTAAAGCTATTCTATGTGCTTTACCAAAGGCAGCTTCCATTTTATTTAAATTCTTTTCAGAAAATATAATATCTACGTTTTGCTGCCATTCAGCTAAATGTTTAGCTCTTTTTGTTGTTCCAATGTTTTGTAATAAATCCGTTGTAGTTGTTCCTGCTAGCCAACCAGAAGTAGGAGCTGCATAACCATCATCTTTATTTATATTTATCAACTGATCACCAAATGTTTTTAAAGCAGCATCACCATTAACGTATTTAACTAAATCTTTTAAATCTGCTTTACTTAACCCTGGAACAGTCATACCTTGTTTATCCCATATATAAACTCTAACAGCTTGTTCTCTAGTATATGTGTCACCAGGTATTGTCTTTTTTAAGTTTTTAGGAACAATGTTTAGTTGATTTTTTAAAGCTTTATAATCATTCATCAAAGCTATACGCTCTCTTGATATATTTGCGTTAGCTCTTGCGAAGGGATCTAGTAAGTTCTTTTTATACCAAGCCATTTGATTATCACCAAGCTTACCTTTTGATAGTGTATTATATAATAAACCTACAAAATCTTCTGCTGATGGTGGTATAAAAAATGTAAATCTACCTTTTTTAGCACCCACTACTTTAGCTTTAGCTGGACTATATTCTTTTTCTGCAGCAATACCTGTTTTAGCTTCTAGTATATCGTTAAAATCTTTATCTAATTTTGATACTCTATCAACATAAGCTACTCTTGATTTAGATTTAACATCTAATACTTCAAGAGCGTCTTGCACTGCTTTTACATTTTTATAAGCATCATCAGTAAAGTAAAAATCATTATAACCTTGTGCTGCTTTATCAACAACCCAGTTTGCTTTTGCTTGAGGTGTACCGTTTTCTAAACCTGTTATATTTTCTAATGGTATTTCTAAACCTATACCTTTTAAAAACTCATATATAGCTTGTTCTGAAGCAGCTGGTCTAGCTGTTAAAACAAATACATCTTTGTTACCAAACTTATCTATTGCTTTTTTAAGCTTAGCAGCTAAAGGCCCTGGTTTACCATCTATAACTTCGTTAAATTGACTAAAATCAAATGTTGCTCCTTCACTTTCTAACTTACTATGTAGCTTTGCAAATTCAGCAGGTGTTATTTCTTTTACTTTACCATCGGCCATAGTAACAATAATCTTACTTTTTGTTGTAGCTAAAGTATCATCAAAATCAAATACACTAATACCTTTTTTAGGTGCTTTTAGATCTTTGGCATTACGCAATGCTTTATCGTAATTATTTAAATCGTTTAGTATTTTATCTGAATTACTGCTTTTACTTAGTTTTACTAATTGGTTAGGGTATTTAAAGTTTTTAACTCTTTTAAAATTATTATCAGCTACCTCTTGTAATGTTTTAACTTCACTAGTAGGATTTAATCTAGTATAAGGAAGTATGTAATGTTTTTTAGGGTTTTGTACTTTTTTATAAACCTCTTCAAACGGTGTTTGAGCTATGTGGTTTTGTTCGCCTATACCTTTTTTCTCATCAAATTTATTACCTTCTATTTTAGATACAATACCTCTAGCTTGTCCTTGTACTAAGTTTTCTAAATCATCGTTTAATTCTTGACTTAAATAATCTTCACCTTCTGTAGCTGCTTTATCTATTATAGACTGTACAAATCTAGTTGTTCTTAATGATTTAGAGTAATGCTCATCGTGTATTCCTTTACTTAATAACTTAGGATCTGTAAAAGACTGAAACGTTACAAGCTTTCTAATAAAATGTCCTTGATAATCTGACTGTAAACCTATTATATGATTTAATCCAGCAGCTATATCAGGGTTTTTAGCAGATAAATTAGCTAATTCAGTTACTATTTGTTTTAACTTAGTTTCTTTAGCTAAATTTTCTCTAGCTATTGTTAAGTGTAAATTACCGTCTGTTAATAAGTTTTTAATTAAATCTATAGGTAGTTTACTTGTACTTAATACAGATTTACCAGCATAGTTCTGAGCGTCTTTTATATCAGTGTTTTTAATATCTTGCTGTGTAAGTCCTAAAGCGTCCATGGCCGCTTGCTTGTTTGGAAATATCATACCAGACCTACCAAGCGTACCATCTATTTTATCTTTACCAGTACCCTGCATAGTATAAAGCATTAGCACTCTTGTTTCTTTTGATAGTTTTTTAAGAGAAGGTATTATTTCTTCTTTTGCTTTGTTTTTTACAGCAGGATCTGTTTTAGCTAGTTTCTTACCATTTATAGTTTGAAACTCATTACGAGCTCTAGTTCTAGCACCGTACTCTTGCACTTGTTTTGTAACAGATTTAGCAAATTTAATATTTTGTGGTACATTTACTTTTGCAGCTAATTTAGTAACTTGTTTTTGTGGTACTTTAGTTTCCGTTGCTTGAGTTACAAGCATGTCAAACATAGCTCTTAAACCTAGATTTAAAAATGTTCTATCTTTTCTGGTACCTCTTTTCGATCCTTTAACACCATATATAAAGTTTACTTTATCGTCTACTGTTGGTTTACCGTATTTATAAAGCGTAGGACCAGATAATCTATTAGTACCTTTTGGTAACTTGTTAGCTTTAACAGCAGCGTCTACTGCTTTTGGTTTTAAGTTTCTTTGTATTTCTTCAGTAAATACCTTGTTATCTTCCATCTTTTCCATCTGAACAATGTCAGCTAAAGGTATATTACCTTCTTGAAAAGGATCACCATCTGTTTCGTGGTTTTCTTCTATAAATTTTCTATAAGCTGCTTCGTTACCTATTTTCTTTTGTAATACTGGCCTTATAGTTGTGTTAAACTCATCTGTAACAAATTTTATAAACTCATCACTAGTTATATCATAGTCTTTACCTAAAACCTCTAAAGCCTTTGCTTTCATAGCTTTTACTATGTTATCATCAAATAACTTTTCACCATTTAGCATGGTTTTTTGACCAACCTTTGATCTCGGTCTTAACTTGTCGCCATCAATATTATTTTGTATAATATCATTAATATCTGTATCGTCAACAACATCAAAACCTCTTTGATCTTCACCAAAAGTTTGATCTATTGAAGCAGCGCCAGCATCAGGTCTACTAGTTTCTTTTTCTATAACAGTATTTACAGCTTTTGTTAATACAGGTGTTTTACCTAAAGCCCAACCAAATAAACTATTTTTTTCTACATTAAAAGTAGTCATAAATTTATCTGATAATATTCTTGAAGCGTCTGTTATATTTTGGGTTGTAGGATTTACGTTATACCTTAAAAATTCTTTTTCTATTTTTTTAAGTACAGCTGGATCTTCTTCTAATGCTAAAGCTGCTTGAGCAAAATCATTTGATTTTTTAAACTCTGCATCGCTTGTGTATTTTCTTTGTTCAGCTGTACCAGTAAATTGATCTAGTCTAGATTTAAAATCAGCTTCTATTTTTTTACTATCAACTTTAGTAGCTAATGATTTTTTAATGTTAACCTGTTGATTTGTAGGTGTTGACACTAAACCACCTTCTGCAGCTTTTTCTGTAAGTTGTTTTTGTGCTTTTGTTAACTCGCCTTTTACTATGCTATTATTATAATCTTTTATAAAGTTAAATACATCTTGCGAATTATTAAACTTAATATTTGATAAACCTGCTTGTTGAAGTAATCTTCTAATAACATCACCTATTTTAGTAAAAACAGTTTCGTTATATTTTATTTCACCGTTAGCTATAGCATCGGCAAACAATGTCAAAGTTTCTTCGGCTTGTATTTCTGCAGGCTCGTTTTTATATTGATCTAGTCTAGTTTTAAAATCACTATCTTTTAACGCTTCTGTATCTATTTTATTTATTTCTTCATTTAAAGCGTTAGCAAGGTTTTGAGCTGTTTCAGGGCTATTTTTTACAGTTTGAAATAAAACACCATGTAATAATTCATGAGCGGCAACATTAACGTCTTTATCAGCAAGAGCAACATCATTATTTATTACTATAGTTTGTTCACCTGTTTCTGTGTTTTGTAATATAAAACCTCTTTCTGAAGAAGCTTTTTTATCTAAATTTTTATCTTTAGCTATTTGATCTGCTTCTTGTTGATTGTTTGCTATTTCTATATTTATACTTTCAATACCAGTTAGTATATCAGTTACTTTTTGATTTCTAATATCTAATTGGTTTTGAACACTAATATCACCTAATCTATTGTCTATTTCATTTAGTCTTTCAATATCTGTTTTTACAAGAGCTTTATTCTCTCCAGCTTGTTTAATTCTAGCTGCAAGGTTGTTTCTTTCTTGTAATAATCCTACTGTTTCATTTATAAGTTTATCACCTATTTTTAAATTATCAGCTAACTGTATAGACTGTCTAGCATTGTTAAAGTTTTTCTTTATTTCGTCAGCTTTTTCTTGTGATATTTCGTTGAATTTTACTTTTTTATTAAGTTCTATATCTAATGCTCTTGATGCAAACTGGTTTCTACCTAGCTCTATAACATCTTCATTTACATTTTCGTTTAAAAAAGCACTTGAAACCTCGCTAACATTTGTTTTGTCTAGAGATTTTCTTACAGATCTACCACCAATAGCGTCTCTTGTATATGAAGCAGCGGCGCCAGTACCTGACATACCTTTACCTGTTGCCATACCTATTAAAAATGTATCACCAGCTTCGTCCCAAAACTCTTCCCATTTTGTAACGTCCATTTCAAACAAGCCTTTTTCATTGTAATACTTAGATTCTAAAAACTTGTTTAAAGCTAAAGTACCAGTTTCAGATAAACCTTCAGCACCACCAGCTTTAACTATACCACCAGCGGTTTCAAGTAATGTTTTCTTTACAACTTCTTTTGGCTGACCTATTATGTTTTTAAAAGCTGACATGCCTATTCTCTTAGTAACAAGCTCAAGTAGTCCTTCAGACATACCTATACCTGCAGAATAAAGTTGCTGTTTTATGTTTATGTCTTTACCTTCTTCATAAACAGCTTCTCTTGAGGCTTCAGCAGCAGAACCTGCTACAATAGAAGGTATACCAACATATGGTATCATAGCTTGTAGTATAGTAGGAGCTGTACCTATTGCTTCTGTTACTAATCTAGTAACACCTTCGCCTATATTACCTTCTTTGAATATAGTATCATATATATCGGTATCGTATTTTATTAAGTTTTCTCTTAGTTTTTCAGCGTTTTTCCTTAGCTCTGCAGCTTTTTCTTGGCCTGGTTTAGCTAACATCCCAATCGGATCCATACCATATGTACTAGCAAATACACCACCGAGACTCTGAGCAATAGCATCTTGTTGAACTGGATCCATTTTAGATATAGTTTCTTTCATTTCGTCTGATAAAAAACCTCTAGTTATTGAAAACTTAAGTCTATTCATAAAAGCAGGAAACTCAGATAGATTAGCGCCTACATCATTCATAGTAGCCCAAAATTTACTACCTGCAGTACTTAACTCAGCCCCAGCGTCAAAGTCATCAATTTTAATTTTTTCTCTTTGTTTTTTACCTTCCTCGCTAAAACCCATACCGCTAGCAGCAATGTACTCTTGTAAAGTCATACCACTTTGCTCAGCGGCTTTTTCTATTTCTTCTAGCGAATATGTAGTGCCGTTTAATTCGTACATGTATATAGTATTTTATTCAGTTGTTTCTTGTTCCTCTTCTTCAGTTGTAGCTTTTTTGAAAACAGGTGGAGGTGCTTTATATTCAGTGTATTTAAAGTCTCCAAATAATTGATCCATTATAAAGGTTGCATCAGTCATATCATCTCCACTTCGTTCTACAATTAAAGATTGAAACTCTTCGAGTTCAGCTGGTATTTTTAAATCGTATTCTTTTTCTTCTACCTCATCTTTACCTTGTTTTATATCTAAAGTAACTATTTTACTAACTCTATTAAACACAGGATCTTTAACACCTGTCTGCTTGTCAAACAAAGAAGTTAAATCCATTGTTTCATCAAAAGCTCCTATATGAGCCTTATAAGCTTTAATAACTTGTTCTTCGTTTTCAGTTAAAGTCTCTCCTTCATTGAATTTATTTATAACGCCATTTAATGAAGATTTAAAGTTTACAGCCCATCTAGGTCTAAAATAATCTTGACCTACATATTGCTCCATAGCTTGATCTAGTGCTTCTGAAGTAGGTTTTGTACCTTTTCTTATATCGTCAAAAGTTCCATCAAATTCAGGCATAGGGTTGTCTTCATCTCCAGCAGTGTAAACTATACCTTGTGGATCTTTAGCCATTTCAGCAAAAACAGGCATGATTTTAGTTTTTACTCTATTATATAAAGCAGCGTCTACATCTTTATAACCACCACTTCTACTTTGTACTCTAACTTTACCACCTGTAACAGGGTCAACTTTACGAGTATTTACTTGAATATTTTCTTCGTCAGTTACTAACAAAGGACTTTGTTCACCCATTTTTTCATTATACTGTTCGTATAAATAATCTTCAACAAGTTGTTGATGTTTTTCAGGGCTGTAGTTTACATATCTACCATTTTCAAAGCGGTTTCTCATCTCAGCGTTCCAGACATCTTCATACATACCTTGGTTGTATTCAGCTCTTACCATGTCTCTAATATTTTGCTCTCTATTATAGCTATAAGCTGGATCTTCTGGTGTAGTGCTTTGATCGTTTAACGCTTTAATAATTTTATCTTCAGCTTTTAATAAAACAGCAACATTGTTTTTAGTTGTTTCAGCTACATCTTTCTTCAGTTGTTTATTATCAGCCGTAGCATAAATATGTTTACCAGCCTCTAAATCTCTCATCAAAAGTTTTTTATTATCACCATATAATATAGTACCACCGTTTTCACTACTAAAAGTATAAGGTAACCCATCTTTTTTAGCACCATCGCCACTTATTATATATTGCATAAAATCAGCAACGTCTGGATGTGCACCATATTTTTTCCAAGAAATATCATTAGGATCTGCACCAGCCCACTCTGTCATAAGTGTAGCCATACTTTGCTTTGTTTGAGCCAACTTTCCTAATTGTTTTTTAGCTAAAATCTTTTGCCTTCTATTTAGCTGATTAAAGTTTCTACCACCTAATATATCTTCAGCGGCATTTGTAAACGCGTTATCAGATTTTTCACCTATTTCATCAGCAACTTCATTAACTATTTGTTTTTTCTCTTCTATACTAGTATCATCAATATCAGCAGGCTCTGAACCTTTTTTAGCTCTTCTCCAGGCTTGTCTAGCCTCTTTACGAGTCATGTCTGGATTATCTTTCATTTGATTAGCTATAAAATCAGCTCTACTATATGTGCTTTCAGGATCTAGTCCTAATTCTGCAGCTACATCTGGATCAAGAGTTTTTCTTTCTCTTTCTTTACCAAGAAACTCTCCTAGCTCCTCACCCATAGTTGCTATAGATTTTTGTATATCCCTGTTAACTTTATCATAATCAGTTATTTCTGCTACTTCTCCTTTAGTATAAGTAGTATGCTTATTAATTCCAGGTGCTTTTATATTTGTGCCGTATGTTTCTACACCAACTCTTGGTATTCCTGTTTTTGTTGCCATATTATTATTTTATTTAAGAGTTCATTGCGTTATGAGCTCCAAGTCCAGCGGAAACAGCATTTGGTAAAGCACTTCCTATTATTGATGAGGCTTGTCCTCTTGCTTTAGCTTCGTTAGATCTGTTACCAGTTATTAAACCAGCTAATCTATCTAATTGTGCAATATCTCTGTTTTCTTGAGTTTCAAACACGTATTGTCTACCTTGCGCTTGCATTGCTTGCATACGTCTAGCTTCGTTAAACCTCATTGTTTGAGCATTAAACTCACCTTGCGCTCTAGCCATTTCATTTTCAGCTTCTTGTTTTGCTAAATCTGCAGATATGCCTCTTTTACTTCTCAAAGCAGCTTGTGCTAAAGCAGTAGCACCACCAGCGCCTTGACCAGTAGCTTGTAGTGTATCTACCATGTTGGCTAAAGCTATATCAGCTTCTTCAGCTTGAAACTCAGCTGCTTCTGTTGCTACTTGTAAATTAGCAAATGGATTGCTCACCATATCAGACAGGTTTCTCATACCGCTAAACGGGTTTATAATTTCTTGTCTGTTAGCTTCTAAATCATCCATTTTACCTTCAAGCCTGTCAGCTCTTTTACCAGATCTTTTAGCTTGTTGATTTGACTTATGAGCACTATACGCCGATGTTGCTAAACTTGCGACGCCAATACCTACTGCTATCCATGCCATATTATTTGTTTTTTAATTGTTTCAAAATTTTTATATCTATAGCAGGATCATTAAAATCTTTTGCTATAATTTCTTCTTCTATTTTTTCTAAATTAGTACTATCTGTAGCGTGTACTGTAACCCACTTAATATTAGAGTTAACATAAACAATTCTTTTAGTACCTGCTTTTGTTATACCATAATAAGGTGCTTTTATTCTTATTGGTCCTTCTTCGGTTAAAACACAACATTCACCCTCCATTAAAAAATAAGGGTGATCAAACTTGTGTATTTTTGAAATTAAAAATTGACCAGCAGGAGCATTTACTTCTCTTAAATAAAAACCTTCACAAAACATGTGTTTTAAAGGATTATATTTATCAAGCTCTTCACCTACTAAAGCGCCTTCTGTGTTTTTAAATTTTTCTTCTAGCTGCATTACATTGTTTCTGTAATCAACTTTATTTTGTAATTTCATATAATTAAACTATTACTTCACTGTTTACAGAAAATAATTCTGCTTTGCTTGATGACGATGTTTCTGCAGTATTATAATATCTAATTTTAACGTCTGCAAAATAACCTTTTACACCAGTCGTGTTAAAATGTGAGTTGTCTTGAAAAAAGTCTAAAGCTTTGTTTTTTAACTCACTAAAATAAAAGCCTTCTTTTTTAACAAAACCTATTGTTTGACCTCCTAGTTGAGTTCCTTCGCTGGGAATTTCAAAACAAGTGTTCATATCATCGTATGTATTATAACCACTTATAGTATTTCCACCTGTTTCAAAAGTTTTCATAGACCAACCAGTAGTACCTTCGTAGTTTATAGTTAAAAAAGTTTTAACTATTTCAGGTTTGTCATTAAACACAAAATCAACATCAGACGGATATAATGCGTTATAAAAATTACCTCTAGCTACATTTTCACTGTGTTGTAACCATAAATCATTACCTCTAAAAGTGTAAAAATCGTTATTCATACTTAAACCGTGTCTAACTCTATAAGTATAAAAAGAAGTCCAACCTTTTACTCTTTCAGAATAACAAATTGTAGCATAATCTAATATATTAGTGTCTAATCCAAACGGATTAACTAAAACCATACCATTTTTTATAGGTCTATTAACAGTATCATTAGTTTCAAGAGTTATACAATAAGTGCCTTTTTGCTCGTCATAAGCTCCATATATAGTATCACATGTTTTTAAGTTATCTTTAAACCAGTCTTTCATACCAGAATCTGATATAGGTGTTAAACCGTCTCTTGATAATCTTAATATAGCTCCTCTTCTTCTATCTGCAAAATATTTTCTATTACCATAAACAGCAAAGCTTTCAGGATTATCACTTATACCGTATTCACCAGAATAAGGAGTTATTTGACCTATAACAATTTTTCCTGATGCTGTTAAAGGTTGACCTTCAGCTGTAAATATAGCGTCTTTGTCAATTAAAGCTCTATTTACTTTGTTTTCTTGAAATATATTTAAATTAGTATCTTCAGCGTGTAGTTTTTGTATACTACCTTCTGCAATATCTACAGCTCTAGTTATATCTTCACCACTAGGAAACTGATTTAATTCATTAACACTTGTTCTTGAATTAAATATACCAGAGTAAATCATAGCATTTTTTCTAACTTTTGAACCATACTCTTCATCTGTAATATGTGCTTTAACACCGTAGTCCATTTGTTTACCATTAAATTCACCTTTTATTCTAGACTCTTCTACGTGATATACACCAGTTGCTTCTTGAGCGGAACTGTTTCTACCGCCTGATAAAACTATAGAGTTAAAATAAGATATTTCTAATATTGCTCCCATATTTATACTATTACGCACGTAGTTCCCGCGCCTGTTATTGCTCCTGAAGCATTTATTGGATAAGACTTGTGGCCTGATCCAACTGCTATTGCTATAAAACCAGCGCCAGGAGTTTGTGTTAAATTATTATTAGTGTATACTTTGTTACCAACCTGTAATCCACCTGCTTGTGTGTACATTGTATTAGCAGATCCTTTTGTTACAGCGTAGCTAGTTAAAGTTTGAGTTTGAACACCAGTACACGCTTCTGCACCACTTACTGAAGAGTGAAAACCTTGTACGTTTACAACTTGAACACCTATAAAACTTATAGTAGTTGGTAAACTACCGTTTAAAAGAGAGTTTAAACCACCATTATCTTCAACTTGCCAATTTATTGAAGGTGAGTTAGGATAAACACCGTTGTTAGGAGTTCCAAATAAAGCACTAAAATTAAAAGTGCTACTAGCGCCTAAAATAAAGTTACCTGGAGCAAATTGATTTTGATTTAGCTCAAAAGAACTAGCATTTGTTCCACCTATAGTACTTGTTAATCCAAAAGTATTATTAAGAGGATCTGCAGAACCATTAACAGCTGTTAGTGTTGCTAAGTTTTTACCACCACCAGGACCTGCTGTTGTAGTGCTAGGTATTAATATACTAGCGTGAGTATTTGCTGTTGGTTTTGAGTTTATTACAGTAACAGTTATATTTTCAGTACCAGTTATTTGGTTGCTTTGTATTGCTCTTAAAGTTATATTAAATACGTCTCTTGAGTTATTGTTTTGAAAAGCAAATAAATCATTTGTTTTTAACATAAACTGTTGGTTTATATTAGTAGGCGTATTATTTAAATTAGAACTAAAAAAGTTTGTTATTTGGTTGTTAGCTACTTGAATAACAATACATTGTTTTATCATTTCATTGTTATTTGCTGAGCTATGATGTCCTAGATAAGAAATAATTCTGTAAAAACCATCTGTATCAAAAGCCGATGGTAAATCTGGAGCTGCGTCAACAAAGTTTGTTGAAGTAGCTGTTAAGTTTCTTATATTTTTATAATCTAACCTAAGTACAGTGCCACCTGTTGATAGATTAAAGCTATCTGCAGCTGCTTGAGTGTTTTGAACTGATGATATTTTAACAAATGATTTATCATCTTCAAAAGCTATAGAAAACTTAGATAAATCGTTACCATCATTAAAACCATTACTACAAGCAAGTATTTCAAAACTTGTTATTGTTGGGTTACTTCCATCATTATAAGGTGTTGCAGTTAATGCACCTACTTGAGCGTGGTTTTGGCCTGGTGTAGATGTAAATTTAGCTTCTTCTAATATATTAGCAGCTAAACCAGCTGTGAAACTACTTTCTTGAAAGGTAGGTGTTATTCTTATATTTGTAGGCCCTTGATTTGCGTAGTCACAATGTTCATTTAAATCTCTAACTAAACCGCAACTAGATGTTTCATAATATATATCTATATTTGATTCAAACGGCTTTGTTTCAAAAACAGTTAATCCTCTATCTTTACCTTTTGGATAACCGAAAGGCATATTAGAAAGGTTGTTATTACTTGTTCTTATAACATCACTACCATTTACATTAAACTCGCCACTAACAGCAACTGGTTCTAAATATAAGTTTGGTATTTCTGCAACTAAAGGGTTTTTGTGATTATCAGCTAAAAAACTATAAGGCCTAGGTCTGTCTTCGTATAAAGAGTCTTGAACACTGTTTGCGTTGTTTTGACCATCATCTCTTTTTGCGTTTGACAAACTAGACAAACCTTGATCTATAGCAGAACCAATACTAAGTACATTTATATAATCTTGTTGAGGATCACCCATTTGAGAATCAAAATATCTACCAGCTATTGTACTACTTTTTTGTACAACTTTAGGATATAATTTTTCTTCAGATCCAGAAAGACCTTCGTTTGAACTACTAATTAATCTACCAAAACCATCTCTATTTACACCAAAATCTCTACCATCATCATTAAAGTTTTTAATAGATCTAGGAACTTTATTAATATTGTCATTTGATAATGTAAACCAACTTTTGCTTCCTGGAGCAGTACTAAACTTACCTTTTATGTGTTGATCTCTATAACCAGTAAAAGAAGTTGTTGTAGCATCTTCAACAGTCCAGTTGTTCATGGGATGCTCTGTGTATACATTGTAATAATCTTGTTCAACTTGCTTTACAACTATTCTCCAAGAATACCAACCGTTTGGTCTATCTGTTCTATTATAAGTTCTATTTGTTTCTACTATTCTTGAGTCTGGAAACTCTACAGATAAAGCTTGACCATAAGCAAGCCCAGTGTCGCTCCAACTATAAACATCTGCATTTCCATTGTTAAAATTTACAGATAAATCAGCTGTTACCGCGTCAACAGTATGAGTGTCACCTAAATTTGTTGTTTTGTAAGTAGATGGTATTACTGGTGATGTTCTTCCGTATCTATCAACTAAAACAATACCAACTTGATAAGTTCTTCTTTGTTTTATATTATGAAACTTATATTGCTCATGATTGTGAAAATAATGACCAATAGAATTAGCTGTGTAACCTTGTTCGTTTTTACCTTTAGGACCACTAGTTACAAAAAACTTAATTCCTCTTTTGTTGTCTTCGTCTCTAGGTAAATCATAACCTAAAGTTATGTTTCCATAAACAAGTCTACTACCTACAACTTCTTGTGCTTTAGCTCTAACAGGAGCATTGTCACCAACTCTTATTAATTGTTTTTCTGGTAAAACTTTAAAAGGGTCTCTAGCTATATAAGTATATTCTACGGTTTGTCTGTAGTAAAAACCACCACTTGTAGCTATTTTTTGTTTATATCTTCCAAAATTTAAACCAGCTGTGTTGATTAAGTCTATAGTATCAACTATTTGTATAGAATTAGTACCAGCTTCTCTTAATAATATTTCAATACTATCTATTTTTAAAAGATTAGGATAAGAGTTGCTACTTATTTGATTACCAGCTGTATTATGTTCTGAAATAATTCCATTATCACTACAAGTTGGTATTGGTATACGCATTACGACCTTATCATAAGCGTTTTTCATTATAGGTACTTCGTTGTGAGTATAAATATATTGTATACTATTACTCACTACAGGTTCGTTAGCAAGATCACCTGATCCACTACCTGTTTTTGATGTTGAACCAAACTTCATTTGACCATTTGCTAAAGGTTTAAATACGTTTTGTGTAAATGGTGATATAATAGAATACGTATTATCGCTGTATTTGTATCTATAAGCAAACCTAATAAATTTTTCTTCCATGTACTCAGACTTAGTATGCTGAGAACTAGAAGTAGGATCAGTTGTTCTTAAAGTATAACCATCACCTAAATTAGCGTTAGAACCAGCTTCATTTGAGTTATGTAGAAATGGCGGTATAAATGGAGCTACTTTAGCAACAGATATTTTATCTTCACAGTTATAATATGAACCATCTGATTTAGCTAACTCAATATCTATGTACCTAGGTTGATTATAATTGTCTGTCCAATATAGATAATTACCTACAACATTTACACCTGTTATATGGTGAGTAGTTGTAAGATTTAAAAAAACACCATCCACTAAAACATGAATAGATCCTGTTTTTTCTCTCATTATTATTCTACAGTTTTCATTGTGACTACTGCTAGCTCTATCAACATTGTTTATACCAGACTCTGGTTGAGTAGATGTAAAATTTGTTATAAACCAAAATATTCTTTCTTTAGAAACGTCAACATAAGAACCTATACAAACACCAGTATCTTCTATACCATTACCTAAATTTAATGAAGTATCACCAACAAGCTCATTACCTCTAACGTTTTCAATAGCTCCAACGTCAGAATCTTCACTGTTTGTTACAAGTATGTTTTGTGCTTTTCTATATTCACCTTTAGGTATAATTCTTTCATCAAGGTCTAAATTCATTTTACCCTTGATAAACATGTTCTTTAGTTGCGCCATTTAATTAGTGTTTTATATGTTTAGACTTACCTCTCATAACTTGTGTAAGCTCTCCTACTTTTAAATTAGATAATCTAATTTTAGCGTTACGCATTGCAGCTCTTCTTGATCTTCTATATCTATTAATTATAAACTCTGGAATACCTATTCTAGTGCTTAATAAATTAAATAAAATACTTTGATACATAGCGTCTTCTGCAAATTTATGTATTTTCATTTCATTATCAGTTGCTAAACCATCTGAAATATATTTAAATGTAATTAGTTTATCTTTTAAATTACTGCTAAAAGATATTTTACCGTTTGCTTCATCTATTATGAATAAACCGTTTTCCTGCATATTTTCAGGATTACCGCCATATCTTTGACCAATGTTACCTATTTTTTCTGTATGGTAATTAGTGTGATAAAAATAATCATTAGACTCTAGAGTTCCTGAAAGATTAGTAGCATCAAAATCTCTAAACCTTTCGTTTGTTAAAGCACTACCAACTAATAAATTTTCATTAACGTCATACAAGTAATCATAATCAGAGTCTTGTAATATTGCTTGGGTTGGTATTGATGTGTCTCTTGAAGGATATATTATATGTTCTATACCAGCATTATCAACCCAAGACAATCTAACATAATTAACATAATCTTGAGGCATTGGTATACTTAGGCTTGGTGGTATTTCTAATTCTTGTATTTTTTCTACTCTTGAAATATCATAAGCAAACTCTTGTATACATCTTTTTGCTTGAAATAAAACTTCAGATCTTTTTGCTGTGTTTACTAGTTTACCATCACCTACATACCCTATCATAAAGTTTCCAACTATATCTTTTAGCGATATATATCTATAATCTCCTAATACTTGATTATTTAATATTAAATCTATTATAGCATTACTAGGTATACCACTAGCGTTTGTTAAAGCTGTTGTGTTAAAATTAGATGTTATAGCATTAAAAGTTAATGTAGCCACTCCATTTACTATAGCGTAAGTGTAATTACTTTGTACTTGAGTTTCACCGTTTATGGTTACAGTAAAATCATTTATTGAGTCAGGCGTATATGGAAAGCTAGACGATATAGTAAAAATAGCATTATTTATACTATAGTTTAATCCATTTGAACCTGTGTAGTTATGAGTAGCACCATCTGATCCGTCCCATTGATACTTGCTTTTAAAATATTGTAAAGGTGTTGCGTTTAGTAATGACATGTTTATTGTGCTTTAAGTGCTGCTATTCCTTGCATGGCTCTAGCAGTATATGATGATATATCTTGTGATTTTATTACAATACCAGCTTGAGCTAAAATTGCCATAATAAGCATAGACTCCTCTGATGGATGTAATTCAAAATTTGTTGAACCTTGCGTTGTTCCTGCGTGTGTATTAGCATCGTAGGTTGTTGCGTCGTAAACGTTAGTTCCATATGTTGAGTTTACTGTATATCCAAACCTAGGTTCTGTAGGTATTCTAATATAATCTACGGTTATAGTGTCTGTAGTACTTGGCTCTACTATTATAGTTGTAGCGCCTGTAGTAGCTGTTGTTGTTTTGTAATATACAGGAAAGTCTTTTGATGGTTTTGTTAAAGGTGAAGATAATATATATGAAAGCTCATTTTTATCTATTTCTTCTAGTGAAAGTGTTTTGTTTAGCATATTTACTTCTATCAACTTAAACACATTGCTAGGTAACGAATAAGGTGGGCCAGATAAAGTAGACGTTGCATAAAATGCTTCTATTTTTTCTTTAGTTTTTTCTGGTAAATCAGCATATCCAGCATTTATTCTATTAACATTATCTGCCACTAAAAATCTATTATACTCTGCAAAAGCCACTTCTAATAAATTTAATTGAGCTTGTTTAGCTAGTTTATTAAATTCATCAGGCGTTAAAAAACCTCTTTGCTCTTTGTTTAGTATTGATAAAACTGATTTATATACTGTATTTACGTTTATCATAATTTCTTTTTATTTATAAAGTGGTCACCTTATAGAGATGACCACTCTATAAAATGATTTATTTTAATTTTTTCTCTACTGATTTTAACACTTTTAATCCTTCGTCTGTTTTAAACCAAGCGGCTAAAGCAGAATAAGGGTGTTCATCAAAAGGTACTTCAAATAGTTTTCTTTTTTCTTTACCAGCTGTAAACGTTCTATTATCTTGAGATAATTCTAATATACCAGCTTCAACAGCTTTTATACCTAAATTTCTAAGAGTAACATCTTCATCTTTAGCTAGTTTTAAGAATAATTCTGGATTTTCTCTAGCAAATATTAAAGTATCTCTTCTAAGCTCCTTAGATTTCATCTTATTAACGTTAGAACCGATCTCTGCACGCATTATAGCTTCCATTTGCTCAACTTCCATCTCTGCAGCTGCATTTAAAGCATCTATTTCTAATTCAAATACATCTAAATCAGCTTCTGCATCAACCTCATTATCTACTTCTCTATAAATTAAGTCTTTGTCAGGGTGATATATAGACAGTAATTGTTGTAGAACTGTGTTTTCTTTTTCAACAAATAAGATCCCGTCTCTAAATATAATATGTCCAGGTCTTACTCTTCCTTTAAACTCATCTACAAAAGGTGTTTTTTGATTAATAGCATACGCCATCTCTCTTTGATAACCTTTTTCCTCATCAAACCAATAAAGGTTTTTTCTTTTCATTATTCTTACGATAGGTCTGTGGCTTCCAGTAAGCTCATACATCCTATCTTTTATCTCCCATTTAGGAGATTTTTTTGTTTTATTTTCCATGATATAATATAATTAAATAGTTAAAATAAAGGGCTAGGCGCCGAAGCGCCTAACTCTTTAAAAAAATGATTATCTGAATAATACGAAGTTATTCGCTCCTTGAGCAACGATACATCTTTCAGATAGATAGTGTACTTTCATAGCATCAAGATCAGATGTCGCAGCACCTACAGATCCAGTTGTCCATTTTTTAAGTTTTCTATCATCTGCTTGAGACGCTCTATATCTTACATGTAAGAAAGGACGTCTGATGTTTTTACCAAGGTTTTCATCGTAGACACTAGTTGTTCCAGCTGGAACTAACATACCTTCGATTTTACCAACAGTAGCACCATCGTTTACTAAGAATCTAGTTGACTTATTATTTAGATATTTCCAGTCAGTTTTGTAGAAGTCATAAGATGCTCTTCTAAAACCATTGAAACCTAAATTTAACGCCATATCCTCAGAGTTGTTAAACACACCGTAGTTTACACCACCAGCATAGTGTGAATTTACACCAGCTAATAAATCATCTACAGCTAAAGCAGCTTCTCTGTTTAAGAACATCATGTTCTCTTGAATACCACCTTGCTTGTCTAACTCTTGTAAAAGAACGTCAAAGTCTTCAAGATCGTCATTTGAAGCTGGCGAGTTACCTGCACCACCGTCAAACATACCTGAATCACCGATAAGACCTCTTTCTTCTAAAGCAGCAAATAGACCTTGCGATCCAGTTCCTGTTGCTGTAGAGGTAGAATCAACTTCAACAGCTTCCATCATTGTCATCTCTAAATAATCTTCAAATCTTTTTTCTGTATCACCTGAAGACTTTAGGTACCATAAGTAACCTGATTGTCCAGCTTCACCAGAAACTTCAACCCAACCAATTGCAGCCGCGTCAGATCCATTGATCTGGAACTCGTCTTTAATAATCATTGGCTTGTTTTTGAAAGATTTAAACTCAGCTTCTACTCCGCCACCAAGTCCGCCAGTTCCTTTTTTGAAATCAGAACCATAAACGAAGAACTTAATAGGTTTTGCAGTACCACTTACGTTTGCAAAGTTGCTAATGTTAGCAACATCATAAGGCTTAATAGTACAAGTTGCTCCATCAGCTGCAGCTACAGTAATTTGTCCTTTAAATACGTGCTTTACAGTACCGTCTGTTACTTGACATACTACAGTTTGTCCTACTCTTACACTCATTGCAATATCAGCACCACCAGGGTTGTCAATATCCTTAGGATTTGAAACTGCACCCGTAGTTGTATTAACTGTTGCGTGGTAAGCTAAATGTAATCTACCTTGCTCAGACCAAATTACTTGATCAGAAGACATAGGCATTTCTGCACCAACCATTGCTAAGAATCCACCGATAGATCTGTCTCCATATCTTTCAATTTCAGCTTCGTATAGGTCAGGCAGATATTGTTGTGCCCATCCGCTGTTACGGATGTCTAGATAAGCACTATCAAGTGTTATCTTACTTTGAGCCGGCGAGACTAATCCCGCTGCACCTGGCCCTGAAAAATTTACTCCTGCCATTTTATTTAATGTTTAAAGTTTAATTAATAATTTTTAAGTTTAAATTTAAGCTTAGAACTATCGTCACCGCTAATCGCTCTGACTTTTATACCTCCAGTATCAACAACACCACTATCAGTTTTTCTAGCATCCATATTAATATTTTTGGCTTTACTAGTCATGTCTTTAATAGCGTCTGCTTTACCTTGCTCATAAAAATGCGTTGCAATAGCATCTGCGTTTTTACCTGCAAATAGTGTTTTATGGTAATCACTAGCGTTTATTAAAACGTTTTTATCTCTATCTATATATGGAGATAACCATTTTACAAACTCACTTTGATCTTCCTTAACACCTTGCACGTCTTTAACATTGTAGCGATATTTCTTGTCTCCAACTTTAAAATCAAAACCTTTGAAGTCTTCATTAAAAACTTTATCAGTCTGCTTGTTAAATATTTTTTTTGCTTGTTGTTGTAGTTCGTTTGCTTGTTCCTGCTCTTTATTATAACGATTAAAGAAGTTAATAGCTTTCTGTTGTTCTTTGGTTAACTTAGACCCTAACTTAAGATCTTCGTAATATTTACCTTTCAAACCTTCCAGATGCTGTTTAGCTTCTGCAACCGCTTCTTTATAAGCAAGCTTTTTACGTTTTACGTCACGTGCCTCATCTATCTCTTCATCAAATGAAAATTTATCTTCCATTAAAAAAGATATTTCTTCTAAAGTTAAATGTGGCTTTGTTTTTTGATAATATTCTCTTAATAAGTTGTTATCATCAAAATTTGAATAATCCTTATTGAGTTTGACGTAGTCCTCAATAGTTCCACCAGTCTCGTTCATAAACTGCACGAGTTTTTCAACATTTTCTGGTAGTTCCATTCCTGGAGTTTGTTCTTTTTGCACAGGTTCTTCAACCTCAACCTCTTCTTCTTCTTTTACAGGCTTTGGTTCTTCATCTGTAATTTCTTCAAGAATTACTTCTTGCTTTTCTTCATTTTTTTCTTGCTTTTCTTGACTACTTTTTTCGTCATCTTGCTTTTCGTTTTCCCGTATGGCATCTTCTTTAATTTTAGGGTTAGACAAATCTACTTTATAATCTCCGTCCTCATTAAGAGGAGTTTTAGGTTTTTCTTCTTTTTTAGGTTCCTCAACCTTATCAACAGTTTCTTCAACTGTATCTTGTGTAGTTTCTTCAACTACGTTTTCTTTTTCTTCCATAATATAATATAATTAAATAGTTAAAAATTACCTTGGCTCAAATTGTTCTAAACCAAAACCATCTAGGTTATCAAAACCTTTAGATTCAAAGTTTTTTGGGCCAGTGTTTCCTTTTCGCTGCTCTATCAACTCACTTTGTTGAGTAGCTTGCATTTGTGTTCTTTTGTCTTTACGATCTTCTTTATTGTCCTCTCTACTCTTAATCACTTGCATTTCTTGTGTTTTTAACCTCATATTTAGGTTAAATTCAAATTCCATTAACTCTTTTTTAATAGCAGCTTCTCTTTCCATTTTAGCAATATCAAATTGACTTTGAGCTTGTGCTATTTGAGTTTTAGTTTGAGCAAGCGCTTGTTGCTTTTGCATATCTGCAGCTGCAGCAGCTTCAGCAGCTTTAGCATTAGACTCTGTTTGAGCTTGTATATTTTGCATTTGCATCTGTCTATCAAGCTCTTGTTTTTTCTTTCTTCTAAGTTTTAAAAGTTGATTAGCTAGTTTTAAGTTTTTAACTTCACGTATATCAATAGCATCTTCAAGATTTATTTGATCTTTCTGTATTGCCATTTGTATATTGTTTTCTAACAGTTGTTTTTCTTCTTCATCTGGCATTAAATCTAAATAAACACCAAAATCATGCATATGAAGCTCGCTAACTTCGCTTAACGTAGCAACATTAAACTTACCTAATGTATTTAAAAACTGTTGTTTTGTATTTGAATATTCTAATACATCAGATATTCTAAGCGATAAACACTCAGCTGTTTTTAAAGTTAAATATAAACCAGCTTGTAATATATGTCTTGTAGCTGTGTTACTATTTGCAGCTGCCATTTTTTGTATACCCACTAAAGAATTACTATCAGGCATACTACCATCTCTTGCTTCGTTTAATCCGGTTACATCACGCATCATCTGCATGTAGTAATTATAAGTTTGTATTAAACTAGCTATTTTTTGATTACCACCACTAGACCTTAATTCTTGTATTGGAACTTTACCTTGGTTAAAGTCACCATCTTGTGTCATTGATCTACCAATAACACTACCGGTTTGGAAGTACATGTTTAATGCTTCTTGTGGATTATAGTTTGTGCCGTTACCTAAATCTATTTCAGCAATACCATCAGCATCCATATAAACACCATCTGGTACTAGTCTTGATAAAACTTGTTGAAGTTTTAAATGTGTTATTTGTATCATGTCAGCAAAGCTAGTCATTCTACTAACTAAAGACTCAGGTCTACCTTTATATAGTCTTGGAGCACATATTTGATAAGACATTTTAACTTTTGTTAAATCAGCTTTTGGTCTTGTCATATTTTCTGCCATACCCCAGTCTAACATTTTGTCATAACCAATTATTTTAGTACCGCAATAAATAACTTCTATAGATCTGTCTAATTTTTTAAATCTTGATCTATCATCTTTTGGTGGGTTAAAAGTATCATCTTTTTCTAATGCTTTGTCATTACCACTAGCTCCTTTTTTAATTTTATATACTTGTTTTTTGTAAGTCTTATATTCAAAGTTTAATACGTGTACAAAGTTATCGTCAGTTCTTGCTGTTCTATAAAAATCACCAGGAGAACCATCTTCTATTTCTTTTAACTCTTCGTTAGTTAAGTTTGGAAATCTTTTAGCTAAATCAGAAACAGCTACTCTTTCAACTTCACCAACATAATACAAGTCATCAAAATAAGGTGACTCAGTATAAGAGTAAACTATATCAACAGGGTCAACATACTTTAACTTAACTCCATCAGAAACATTAAAGTAGTTTTTAACACAAGCTATACCTAATACAGTTAAATCATAATCTAATCTTTTCTTTATTAAATCATAATCATTTAAATCAAACAAGTTGTTTATAGCCTCTTCTTCGGCTATTTCAATACTTTGTTTATAATTTAACTGCATATGCAAAGATAGCTCTTCGTTATTTTCTGGTAACTCATCCGGGTTTAAGTTTTCAGATTTAAACATAGGAACATTTAACTGAGCTTCTGCATCAGTATAAAACTCCTTGTTTTCCATATCTTTTACAATATCTTCAATATACTTAGTTCTTTTTGCCGCAGCAACTGGATCTTGTGAGTAAGCTTTTAATTCATAAGATCTGTCTGATATACCGTTTACTACTATATCTACAAACTTAGGTATAATAGGTACTGGTCTCCAGTCTAAATTAAGATAAGATAAATCACCATTTATAGATAACTCATCTTTATATTTTTGTACAGACTGTTCTCCTCTAGCATATAACTTTAAATCATTATATCTTTGCTTAGAGTGTATGTACTTATTTGTACCAGCGTCATTTTTAAACCACTCGTGTTCTATAGCTAAAGCGACTCGCTTGCCATATTCCATGCTTGCTTTCTCAGCATCTGAGACCGCGTTACTTGGAAAACTATGATTTTTTTGTGTAGTAATTGCCATTTATTCTATTATTTTCGACGTTACTCCTTTGTTATTATACTTAGATAATCCAAAAGAAATTTTTATACTTTTTTTATCAGCAACTGGTTTGTATAAGTTTCTATTACAAGCCATTATAGCTAACCCTGAGCTAATTGTTGCATCATATTTTGTTCTATTATTAATATCAAATCCAGACCAATCAGTTAAAGTTCTATTAAAATACATATCACCATAAGTGTGGTCTTCTTTTAAACCTATATATTTTTGTATATAAGTTTCTATAGCTGCGGCATGTGCTTGCCTTATGTCTTCACTAGAATTAGGTATACCACCTATTTCTTTTTCAGCTGTTGATAATTTATTCCAAACTTTATCAGGTCTGTTCATACTAAAGTTTCTATAACCTCTACGTTTAAAATAATATAATAATCTTGGTTTATTGTTTTCTGCAAGTATTGGCATACCGTAAAAAACACAAGCCATTAAAACGTCTTCAAAAAACATTTCAGCGGTTTGTGGTCTAGCTATATACTCTAAGAAAAAATGGTTTGGTGGTACATTTTCCATACTAAACTTAGTAAGTCCATGTAAAGATCCTTTTGATCCTTTATTATCTACAGTACCTGATATGTCATAACTATCGCAACCAAAAGCACCTACGTGCTCGTTGCCAGGGTATTTTTTACCATTACGAACAACAACATTGTTTTGCATGTTATTATCAGGAACCCAACTAACATAAAACCTACCATTTTGGTTTGGTGCAAAAAATACTCTAGTGTCTTTTACACCGTTAACCCATTGAAAACTACCTTGAGTAACTAAATGTGTTTTAGTGCTGTCGTTTATATAATCTATTTGTTCGTATATTTTTACTAAATTAAATATACTGTTTTTAGTTTCATCTCTAAATGCATGATCTTCACTTCTTGGAAACTGTCTATAAAATTCATTTAAAGCGTCTTGATCATTTTTCAAACCATCAACTTCATTTTGCCAATGATCTATAACACCTATATCTATTAGTTCCCCATCTGGTCCGATGACATCATTGTCTGGACTATCAAATACTGGAATGCCGTACTCGTCAATAAATCCTTCGTAGTTCCACTCCATTGGGATAAAAAAAGAATATAACCCAGATTTTGTCTGGCCGTTTCTGTTTCGCTTTGTGACATCTGAAGCATCATATAGTTTTTTAAAGTTATCACCTCCTTTGTCAAGAGCGTTACTCGTTGACCCCATCATACATTTACCAATAATTCTACTACCTAATCGTAGTGTCGTTTTTGTGACCCTCCAGTTGTTGAGGATGTTGTTCGGCCTTTCCCATTTCCCTGATTCGTCGTGGACGAGAAGTTTAAGTTTCTCTCCATCATAGGAGTTATCACCGGTATTCTTCCAATCGATCGTTGTATCGAGTCCTTCGAGGGCTTCTGGACGATCGGTGGTATTTGTAATGTTCCGTCTTGTGAGCTTACTTGCGGGTACTCTATATGCGAGCTCGGTCTTGGGACGGTCCATACCGTCCTGTATCGGTTTAAAAAAGAACGGATAATTGACCGATATTGGGACGACTTTATCTGTGAACATTTTCTTGGCATCGGGACCAGATTTGGACAATATGCCGAATCGTGAATCGGAACTAATTGTAGCCATATTAACTGTTTCTCCACTGGCCATAAACGAGAATCCCGATCTACGGTTTTTAAGATAGCACATTCCATAACTCCTTCTGTCTGCTTTGCAAGCTTCCCAGAAAATGTAGAATAATCTATTTGCTTCACGAAAGTCTGGTTTCCCGACGTCAATCTTACTCCACTGCAAGTACATATAATGAGTGCCAGTAATATAAGTAGGCTTGCTTTTATTATAATACCAAAAACCTTCTTCTCTTTTTTTAAACTCATTTTCTATATAATCTATGTACTTACTTTTAAATTCTTTTGGGTACTCTTTCCAGTCAAATATTGTTTTAATTCTATTTAACTCTTTGGGATATTCTGTTACCTCCCATTTATTACTTTTAAACTTATGTATTTGTTTAGGTTGTTGTGGTAAAGCTATTTTGAGGTTTTGTATCTCATATATTTCACCTATCATACCTGTTTTAGATATAACAACAACATCGTGCTCTTGATTATATCCATACTCCCATTTTTTAGATTTATTTAATCTTTTAATGGTATTTATTTTTATAGGTTCTACAACCTTATATAAAGTTTGCTTGTACATTACTTAGATCTTTTTTCAGCAAAACCAGAAAAAGTATTATCTTTTTTATCCTCTTCTTTTGTTTTACCATCAAGCATGTCTTGCTCTTCTTGTATTCTATTTAATATTTCAAAAGCATCAAATATAGCTAGCTTTTTTGTAGCGGCTGCATTTTTTAATCTATCAGCACTAATATCGTCTTCACTATCAACAATAGCTTCTTTAGCTACTTTTATTAATTCTTCAACCGCTTTGTGCCCAGCTTGGATTATATTCTTTTTCGTTTCCTTTACGCTCATACTTTATTTGTATTAAATTAGATTTTATTTTATAAAGAAGCTCACCGTCTATAACAAACTCATGCTCAATATTGTTCCTGAAGCCTATAACATCTCCGGGCTCATGCAAATCACTACAATATTTTATAATACCAACACAATATTTTTCAGCGTTTGTGCTATACACATTGTCGTTTACTAGTGGTTTTATAAAAGAATAACCATCAATAGGTTTCCATTTATTATTTCTTTTATATAAAAACACACAGTCTACAGGACAAGCGTACATTTCTTCATTTATATAGAATCTACTGTTCTGCGCTTTTCCTCGAACGTCATATGATTTTCTAAAAATATTATGATGTACGATTATTTCATCACCAACTTTAACACTGGTTTTATAATGTTTTGGAACAGCTAACACAACAGCAGTTCTATTTATATTCTTATGCTCTTCAATACGAGTATTTATTATTAATTCCTTGTCGCCTATTTTTTTTGTATTATTGTATCTATTACCGACAGGCTTTATAATAAAATCAAACAAACCATGCATTAATATTCTAAATTATATTCTATTGCTATTGCCATATTTTTATTAAAATCTTTCCAAGGAATTATATCATTACCTTTTTCAATAAAAATACTGTATTTATCTTCATCTTCAACTATTGCATTAATAGTATGCCCTCCGTAGACCTCTTGACCCACGGAGTAATGCATAGCTTCATTTTTATAATCTTTACCGATACTAATCTTTCTTATCAGCTTCATCTTCTTCAGGTATCTCAGTAATAGTACCATCGGTAACATTGATACTAACTTTTCCGTACTCATCTTGTAAATCATTTTGCATTTGGTTCAACTCTTGTTGTACCGCAGCCATTTGGTTTAAGTATGCAAACTTTTGATTTTCTAAAGTACCTACTTGTAGTCTAATACCGTCAATCATTTTGAGTTTACCTTGTAACTCTTCTAATTGCTCGTCTTTGATTTTTTTTACGTCTTTTGCCATAATATTTATTATTTATTTAATTAAACTTAATTTATGCCCAAGGTAGATCTGTTTTAACAGCCTTTGGGACTTTCTTTTCTTCTAGCATTCTCTGTAGTCTTTTTTTATTTCCGTCTACATCAGCTACAGCTTTAACAAACTCTCTTACGTTAGCTTCAGTTAAACTTTCTAAAGCTATAAAGTTTTCAGAATCTGGTTGTCCTAACACAGCTACACCACTCATGTCAGCTGTTACTTTGTCACTACCTGTTCCTTCACTAGCTTCGTAAGTATAGTCTACCTCCGTTACAACGTTTGTTAAATCGTATAACGCGGGAGCTGTTCTTATTCTGTCTATTGTATATTTGTATGTTATTGCCATGATTATATTATTACGCTATTTTCACATTTTTTACCTATGGTTCACCACGACCGCCTCCGCCGCCGCCTCCGCCGCCTTCACCACTAGCTTGAGAAACACTTGTATTTCTTGTTGTAGTACTATTTGTACCACTAGGATGAGTACCGTTGGTGGTACCTACATTTAATGTTACTGTAATAGTTCCACTTCTTGAGCTACCACTATTAGAACTAACATTATATGTTACAGTTCCACTACCTGTATCAGCGTTACTACTACCATAATTACCTGATGTTATAGTAATCCAACTTGGCTTTGATGACACATACCAAGTAGAGTATTGTCTATGTGTAACAGATATTGATTGGTTACTAGCACCATTAGCACTTATATTTAAATTAGAACCTGGACTTGTACTAACCGAAGTTGGCGAGTGTTGGTATTTATACCACTCACTCAAAGCGTGAGGTGTAGAATTATCAGGTTTGTTGGCATTTAAATTACTAATGTTTATAGTTTCGTACTGACCAGTATTAGCGTCAGCCAACGAAAAATCATCTTCGTCGTTATCTATTTCATCTCGTATGTCTTGTAGACTTATTTGTCCACTTGCTTGCATTGTCATGATAGATAATTTACTATTGGTATGTTATACTTATTTGAACTATAATATTTATTGCTAGGTGGATTTATATCTACCTCGTGATATTCTACATTATCACAACCTAAATCAGTAGGAGCGTTCCAGTATGTAAACTTGCACTGTGGTTTACGAACAAATTCTATATGAAAAGGTAGTGAGTGTAAATATTCATCACCATAAGTATCTTGCAATATTGCGTCAAACTTAGTTTGCATATCTATTAATTTATTCACCCATAAACCCTCTACAACTGTTACGTTGCTTTTATCACTTGCCCACTCTTTCAATTTAGGTATAATGTCTTTGTGACATTCTATAATTGTGTGAGATTTAGGGTTTCTAGCTTGTATGGCATCAGATAATATACCCATACCAAATCCTATTTCTAAAACATCATCTCCTTCACTCACACATAATTCAGCCATTTTTTGCATAATAGGCGTTTCCCACCCCATCATAACTTCATATGTTTTATTGTCATCAGGGTTTATCCAGTAAATTCCATTTTCATCAAATGTTAAATCTGATGCTCTATAGTTTTCTGCAAAATTAGGCATTACAGTTACAGTTTTTACACTTGTTACACTTCTTTAACTCGTCTATTTCAGCTTTTAATTCTTTTATAGCTTCAACCAGTACAGGTACAATACCTTTATCTCTAAGTGATAATTTACCATTATCATTTTCTTTTATTAACTCAGGTAAAACTTCTTGCACATCTTGAGCTATAAATCCTATATCTTCTTTTATTTCTAATATTGAATCACTTTCTTTCCAGTCAAAAGTTACACCTTTTAACTTACATACTTTATCTAAAGCATTGTCTATAGGTTTTATGTTTTCTTTTAATGATATATCAGATGGTGAACCAAAACCAACAATATCTCCAGATGTGGTAAAAGTACCCGTATTTGAAAAATGTCCTCTAATAGATCCATTAGTAGCAAATCTTATACCAAAGTAACCAGATAAAACTATACCACCACCTGTATCGTTACCGGCATTACTAATACCATAATGAGCTACATCATATCCACTAAAGCTAAAGTTATCAGAAACATTAAATCCAATTTTGTAACCACCACCGTTGCTTGATGTATCTATTTCAGTACCGTTACACTCAAACCCATTTGATGTTGTAGAAAACTTCTTAGAATTGTTGTAGTATAATTCTACATCAGCATCGTCAAAAGCATATATAGATGCTTCACCAGATTTAGCTTGTATAAATATATCTTTACCTAAATCACTAGTAGCATTACCTCTTATATATAAATGACCAGTGTGATTATCTATATATGAGTTCGTACCATTATGTTGTATTTTAAGATCACCACCAGTACCAAACCTAGCTTGTTTGCTATCGTTCCATGTAGTGTTAGCTGAAACCGTGTCATTAGCATTACTTGTTATGTAATTTGAATGTGAATGACTATCATTTGCTACAGTAGCAGTTAGTGTTACATTTGCTGACCCGTCTATAGATACAGATCCACTTAAATCACCACCCAGTGTAATAGTTCTTGCTGTTGTCCACTTATCTGCGTTAGGGTGATAACCATCATCAAATATTCTATACAAAGGTGTTTCTATGTGACCAGCTGAATGTCTAGTTATAGTTGTATCTGATAAATCTTGTATTGCTATACCTCCATTTGCTATTATTGCACTTGAAAAAGTTTTTGTTCCAGCTACTGTTTGAGCGCCAGATGTTAATACAGCTCCTGATAAACTAGTTAAATAAGTTCCGGATAAATCAGGTATGTTATTTATATGTATATTTGAAGAATCTTCTGCAGTCCAATCAATATGTTCATTTGCAACATAACCTGATAGGTTGTCGTGTGTAGGTATTGAAACACCCGCTGAAACCACACCTGTTACGTGGCCGTTGCTATCAAGTGTTAAATCTTGTATAAAAGTGTTACCACTGTTATCTACGCTACTTGCAGCGGTTATATTATCATGAGCTGTGTACGTTTCTGCAACACCATTTATTGTAACACGCCCATTGTTTTCTGCTAATGTTATAGCTGTACCACCTATAAATTTTAAATCTTCAGTGGCACCAAGAGTTGTGTCAACCGTACCATCATTATTAGTGTCAACTTTAACTGTTCTAAATGTGTTATTATCACTAGGAAAACTTATATTACTAGAGTGTATTATTCCTGCATTTTCAGCCGACCAATCAATGTGTTCGTTAGCAACATAGTTGGTTAAAGCATCATGATCAATATCACCTTCATGTTGAGTAACACTACCAGATGATATTCTTGCGTTAACAAAAGTACCACTTGTAATTTTTGATGTAGCTAAACTAGGTATGTTAGCAGCGTCAATTTGATCAGTAGCGCTATAATCTGCAGTCCAGTCGATATGCTCATTTGCAACATAACCAGTAAGATCATCATGTGTAAAGTCGCTAGAAACTTGATCACCGGTGTTGGTTCCAGATAAATTACCTATATCGGTAAGATCTTGTGCTGATAAACTTCCTGATCCAGTTATATAATTTCCTGAAGCTTGAAAATCTGAAGCGTGGTTACCATCTAACGTGTCTGCATCTATTCCATTTCCATCGCCTTCATCAGCTTGTGTTAATACTCTATATTGTGCTGTAGCAGTACCACTACTTGGTGCAGAATATATAAGGCCAGTTGTAGCTATACCACCATTAATAATATTGTCTAAATCTAATTTACATTTTTCAGTAAATGAACTATAATTATCAACATCTCCTGGGTCTGTAGCGTCTGCTACCCAGTCTTTCAATACCCAACCAGATTGTTGAGCGTTAGCACCAACTATAGCTGCAGCAACAGTGTTACTAGTACCATCTACATACACTTGTAAAGCAGCACCATCATAAGTACCTGCTTCTTTTATTCTTATATATCTAAAGTTTGTACCACTATATCTTGAATTTGTTAAAACAGTTATATCATTAGATTGATCTGTTCCAAAATGGTGTGATGCGGTAAATATTACTGACTGATGATCACTACTAGCCGTATCCCATATTTGAAACATACCAGTAGCTCTATCACCTGTGTTTGTAGCTATTGTGTACCAACCTACGGCTAAATTACTAGCGTTGTGGTTTTCTATATAACCTCTTTTAAAAAAGGTTTGCATTTCACTTTCAGTATAATATCTATCATCGTGAGTGTGACTATTATTTGTAACCTGAGCAGAAAGAGTTACGTTTGCTGATCCATCTATAGACACAGACCCACTTAAATCGCCTCCTAATGTTATTGTTCTTGCAGTTGTCCATTTGTCAGCATTTGGATGATAGTTATCTGTAAAGAATTCATGATTGTCAGTAGTACCGCCAGGTCTCCAAATAGGTCGTTTATTTGAAGCATTAGCATAAAATATTCCCGTTTCACCCGAGTTGTTGCTAAATTTTATAGATGCTGCATTATCAGCGTGCTCTCTATGCAGCTCTAATCCTTTAGCAAACGTATCATGTTCAATTTTTAAGCCCATGCTTGTACCACTATCTATTGTTAGTGTTCCAACTAATTCGTCTGTAGTATTTAATAAATAACCACTTAAATCTTGATCACCAGTATTTGTACCTGAAGACGTACCTGAGTGTGAGCCTGAAAAATTACTTGCAGCAATATTTCCGTTTACTGAAAATGTACCATCATGTATATTGAAACCATCAATTAAAGATCCGTCTTTTCTATATCTAACACCTACTTCAAAATCACTTAAACTACCACCAGTTAAATTAGTAGCTTCCATGTAAAACTCACCGCCTGTTACATTAGTTGCAGGACTAGCATCGCTATCGTATGATTGCAATACTAATTTAGCAGGATTAACACCTGCAGCTGGATTGTTTCTAGAACCTCTAATAACTATTGAAGCATCTGTACCACTGTTAGAGTTGTTTTTAACAATTAAACCAGGTGTTGTATCTGTGTTAATAGTTAAAACACCATTAAGTGTATCTGTTGAGTTTAATAAATAACCAGATAGATCTTGATCACCAGTATTAGTGCCTGATGAAGAGCCAGAAAAATTAGATGCTGATATGTTTTTATTAAATTCCCACCTATTATCACTTTCGTCCCAAAGTAAGCTTGCCGCGGACCCGTCTACTACAATACCTGAACCTCCTGAGTTAGCTTCTGTTTGACCTTTACCAATTGTTATTGTTTTATCAACAACATCTAAATCTGTAACATTGTAAGAATTTATATCGCCTGTTATATTTAAATCTCCAGTTACTGTTAAATCTGCGTCTATTGTTGTATTATCATTTATTTCAACAGAACCACTATTGGTATCTATTATAACTTTACCACTTGATATTTCATTTGCAATATTAAAATGATTGTTACCACTTGCACCAAAACCTAAATAAGCACTTCTGCCGTTACTTATGCCTGTTTTGTAAAATTCTGCATAAGTATGGTTTGTACCTGCAAGAGCTATTGTAGCTGCATTTTGAGAAAATGTTATTTTACCAGTTGCTGTGTCAGCCTCGTCACTTCTTAAATATTTTGATTGTGTAGAACCTGACGTTAAATAACCAGCAGAAGCATGGTTGCCCCAGCTATATGCTGTATTCCAATTACCTATTTTAGCAGCACTAATTTCTGCACCACCAAGACTTAAAGTTGATAAAGTATAATCTGTAGCATGACCAGCAAGCACAAGCTCTGCACCACCACTACCAACTCTTGTTATTTGAAAATTACCACCACTAGTAGCGTACGCTTGATAATTAACATCACTTCCATTTATAAATTTTAAAATAGGTGTGTCACCACTACCATCGTCAAGTATTACGTTTCCTGAAAATGTTTTTTGACCAGTAATAGTTTGACTGTTTGCTAGAGTAACATATCCACTTAAATCTTGATCACCTGTATTTGTTCCTGATAAATTAGATGCCGACACAGTACCTGTAAAAGTTGCGTTACCGTTATCTGCTATGGATAATCCACTAGTAGCATCATCAGCTGTTAGCATTACGCCATTACTATCTCTTGCTGTAAATTTACGAGCTGAAACAACATTACTATTGCTATTTAATACTAAATTACCAGCAACATTAACATTGTCATTTAATACAATACTATTATCACTAAGACTTACTGTAATTGCATAAGCATCAATATTATCATTATATAAATCAAAGTTTCCATCACTATCTTGTCCTATAAACCACTCTCTAGTGCCTTGATTTTTAAAGTTTATATAGTTCCACTTAGTATCAGTACTTGTTTGATTAAGTGTTAAAATATCATCCGAACCTGTGTTTATAGTAAGTTTACCACTAGATGTTATAGCCCCAGAGGTTATGGCTCCGGAACTTATTGTTCCAATATTTTTTAAGTTTCTATTTATATCTATAAATTGAGTAGCGCCGCCATCACCTAAATATAAACCATTGTTTGATGCGGTTGCTGATGTTGAAGAAAATTGGAACACGTTTCTATTTGACCAACTATTATTGTTTTCAGGAAAACCATAAGCAGTAAAGCCACCTTCAGAGGCAAACAC